GATCCTTATTCTCCTCCTCCTTATGTGGATCCTTATTCTCCACCTCCTTATGTGGATCCTTATTCTCCACCTCCTTATGTGGATCCTTATTCTCCACCTCCTTATGTGGATCCTTATTCTCCGCCTCCTTATGTGGATCCTTATTCGCCACCTCCTTATGTGGATCCTTATTCTCCGCCTCCTTATGTGGATCCTTATTCTCCACCGTTACCGCTTCCAGATCTTTACTCGCCACTGCCCTATGGGACGGTAACGCTTCCTGACGCGAGTAACTATATTAGCTTTTTAGATTCTGGTTATTCTCCCAGTAATCTTTACAACGGTAGTTTCACCCTTCCTGACTTTGCACAAGCAAAAATCATGGGACCTGCTGCTTTTCCTCAATCTCCGGGATCTTATAGTGTTCCTAATTATGAACGCGCTTCCCAAATTTCGGATTCTCCTTACGAAAGTAATTACCCAACTTCGTATTCCCCTTCGGACATGATTTCTTCATTTTCATCTCCTAGTAATGTTACGCCTTCTTACGCAGATACGGGGTCGTTAGCCAATAGGATGGCTTTTCTTGATATTGCAAATCCTTTTGAAGAATCGTTATCACCTGCGGTAAATCCTGCACTTTTTGCATCAGAGAAGGTTGATCCTTTAACAGATACCCCGCAGCTTTCTCCGTATGGGTTTTTCTCGCCGCCTTCTTCTGAAACGGATGTTTCCAGTATCCTTAACACGGGATTGGGTGGGCAGTATGCCGCCGCTCAAAATTCTGTTTTGACGGATGTTCGTGACCCGATTATTTCGGCTAAAGACACAGGGTACACAGATAGGCAGGGGGTATATCATGCAAGCCCAGAAGCTAAGGGCATTGCTGATTACTTGTTCAGTCGGTACACTCCGGAAGGCCGCGAAGCTCAGACCAAGGCTTTGACGGTAGATCCACGAACAGAGCAGTCTCTCTCTGCCATTGTACAGCAAACAGTTAAGGATGCTGCTTTGACAGGAGCTCTGCCTCCCGGATATACGGCAGGGATTATTTCTAGTTACCGTCCCGGAGCGATAATTTCTGGTACGGACACACCTTCTCAACATGGCTATGGTAAGGCTGTAGATATTCAAATTTATGACCCTAAAGGCATTCCTGTGCCTAATATGGGTTATGATCCTAAAAGTAATAATTTTAGGCTTTATGAGAATTTTGCTCAAACAGCTAAACAATACCAAACCGAAAACTTTCCTAATACCCCATTAAATTGGGGCGGGTATTTCTTGGGCGGTAAGAATGCTCTTGATTTGATGCACTTCGATACTGGCCCCTCCGCAGGCAGAGGTGGTACGTTGCAAGCAGGAGCTAATCCTGCGCTTACTTCTATCTATGGGAATGTTGGCAGTGCTCCTATGGCAGGCACTACCGTAGCGGGTGATACTCCCCAAAAGCCTGTGAGCTTCACCGAATATGCAGGTATGAAGGGCCAAGGTCTTATAGATAGCACTGTTCAGGGTGCTAAAGATGTAGGAAGTACCATTGGTAAGGTGCTGACACAGAATCCGATAGATACTGCGACACAGGGGTATGATTACCTTGCAGATAAGGCTGCGAAAACATTTACTCCTGAAAATATCACAAAACAGGTAGGAACAGGGGCTATTGACTACACTACCGCAGGTATCTTAGGCATAGCAGGTGGACCTGTTGCTGGTCCTTTGATGGCGGCGGCGTACACCCTTGGCTCTGCTGCTAGTCGAATGCTGGGGGGAGAATCTGTAGGTTCTAGCACGATGGGTATTGTTTCGGATATGTTTAAGGAAGCGACTGACCCTATTGAACAAACAGGGAGTACCGTTGCTATCCCCGATCATTTCCTTAACACTAACTACGATGACGTTGCTAGAATAGATGACCTACTTTCCGATGAAGCACGTGCAGAATTTTTTGGGCAAGATAGGTTTGATGATGGAAACGTACTGGCTGGGATCCCCTTTACTCCAGGACAAACATTACCGAGTAATTTCGGCGGAGGTAGTAAAATACTTTCAAATGATTTTTCATTCGGTTATCCGATTTCTCCTTTTGTCTCTCGTATTGAAGGTGGGGGGGGATCATCTGTCGTAAAAAGTAGCGGTGGCGGTGGCGGTGGCGGAGGCGGAGGCGGAGGCGGCGGCGGCGGAGCTCCTGCTACAGTCGCTCGTACGAACATTGCGGGCACTGTTGTTCCTACTACAACAGGCACGACAGGCACGACAGGCACGACAGGCACGACAGGCACGACAGGCACGACAGGTACGACAGGTACGACAGGCACGACAGGCACGACAGGCACGACAGGCACGACAAATGTGGTCGATGTTAATGATCCTAACTTCGGCCAATCAGTTACTCCATCACTAGGTTATATAGGTTCTGCCCCCCTAGGGAAAATGAGCAATCCTACTTCTCCTTATACGCAAACTTCTTCTATTGATTATTCTTCGTTACAAAATATTCCGACGCAATTCACCAGAGCTTATCAAGCAGCTCAGTTGCAAGGCAGTAATCCGCGTTATAGTTACTCCGGATTTAGACCCTATGCACAAGGTGGGATAGCTTCTTTGAAAAAAGGGTAGGTTCATGGCAAAATCTCCTGCTTGGGCACGATCTGAAGGCAAGAACCCAAAAGGTGGTCTTAATGCTAAAGGTCGCGCTTCTGCTAAAGCGCAAGGGCATAACTTGAAGCCGCCTGTTCCTAAAGGGGATAATCCTCGTAGGGCAAGTTTCCTTGCGCGTATGGGCGGTATGAATGGTCCAGAACACGATGAAAAGGGCAGGCCGACTCGTTTGCTGAAGTCTCTTCAGGTGTGGGGTGCTTCTTCCAAGGCGGATGCCAAGGCAAAGGCTGCGGCTATCAGCAAAAGGAATAAGGGTAAATGAAAAAAGATGTTTGGGACAAACCTCGCCCTAAAGGGTTAGGTAAATCTAAAGCGTTGTCTTCTAAACAAAAATCTTCTGCCAAAGCTGCGGCTAAGGCGGCAGGTCGCCCTTACCCTAATCTCGTAGATAATATGCGAGCTGCAAAGAAAAAATAATATGGATCCGTTGACAATTTTGGCACTAGCGCAAACAGCTTTCGCGGGGGTGAAGGCAGGCATTGCTGCGGGTAAAGAAATTCAACACATGGCGAAAGACTTATCCGATCTTTGGGGGAGTCTTGCCAAACTAACGCAAATAGCTGCCGAACCCCCTAAGAAAGTTTTTTTCTCCAATAAAAGCCCAGAGCAAATCGCGGTAGAACGCTACACAGCTAAGGCGGAAGCGCAAGATTTAGCGTTAAAAGCTAGAAATTTGTTCGTGGGTCAGTATGGCTTATCTGCATGGGATCAGGTACAAAGAGAAGTGATCAATATCCGTAAAGAAATTGAGCGGGAAAAGTGGGAACAAGATAAGCTACGTAGGGCTAAAATGGAAGAAATCAAAGAAGCGACAGTAGTCACTGTTATCGTAATGTCTATTTTAGGTCTTATTTTATTGGTTGGTGTTGCTTTTCTAGGGTTTAAACCATGAACGAGACAGAAACAGCTCAGGTCAAAATGCAAGAAGTCCTTGCTGCTGCTGCAAGCAAAGGGGCATTGATTGAGAAAATTGTGTTTGCGGGTATCCCGATCTTGTTCTCTTGCGTGGTCTATCTTATGACCGCTCTTAGCACTGCAAACAATGAAATCATCCAACTGAAATCCAGAGTTGCCATTGTGGTGAATAGCGAAAACAAGGCTATTCCGCCGCAAGGAACAACTATAGACATGGCTCAAATCCGTGAGCAGTTGAATGACAAGATTGACAAAGTTGAACGGGATGCGGCACTGGCTCGGGCGGCTATGACGCTAGACCGCGAGAAGTCGATGGCTGCTATTGACCGGCAACGTCTTGAAATGAACGCGGATGCCTCAATAGCTCGTGCAGCAATTCGAGCTGACGCTGCCGCTGCCCGCGCAGAACTGGACAAACGAATTGCACTCATTGAAGCGAGGATAAAGTGAATGGACCTTTCAAAGATCGGTGGCCTTTTGGCTCAAGTAGCACCAACAGTAGCGACAGCACTTGGTGGTCCCCTAGCGGGCCTCGCGGTGAAAACTCTTTCAGAAGCATTGTTTGGACATCAGGACGGAAGCGAATCCGATGTGTCAGCCGCTCTAATGAACGCCACGCCAGAGCAATTGCAGAAGCTGAAAGAAATCGACGCATCTTTCAAAACACGAATGAAGGAACTTGATATCGATCTTGAAAAGATCTCTGCGGGAGACCGTGATTCTGCCCGTAATATGCAGATTCATACTAACGACTGGATACCTCGTGTTCTTGCTATTATGATCACAATCGGCTTTTTTGGTATCCTTGTATGGATGCTTTTAAAAGGTATGCCGCCAACAGGGACAGAAGCCCTGCTGATGATGCTCGGTGCGCTAGGCACTGCATGGACAGGTGTTGTGAATTTTTACTATGGGTCTTCGGCTGGCTCGAAAGCTAAAACAGATCAATTAGCCGATATGAAGGAGAAAAAGTGACAGACCACTACACGGTTGAAAAACTGCTAAAAATCGTCCGCGAACGGCGGGAAGTAGTCAGAGAGGCACTAACAGAGGGTGTTATTTCTGATTTCGCCGCATTCCGGCACTTACGAGGTAAATTCGAAGTGTGGAATGAGTTGGAAGAAATTGTTCGTTCTCTGCACAAACAGGAAGATTTAGATGACTGATCTCATTCTGCCCGAGCATGTCGCTCGTAAAATTAAAGCTATGCCTCCTAAAGAAGAAGAAAAACTTGTCCTAGAGCAAGCCTATATTGCCCCTGAAGAGCGAGTATTAGATCCAACCCTTTTAGATAAATCAGCGTTGGAACGCCTGCCCCAACCTACTGGATGGCGAATTCTTGTTCTACCTTATCGTGGAAAAGCAAAAACTAAGGGGGATGTTTATCTTCCTGAAGAATACGTTGAACGTCAGTCTCTTGCGACTGTTGTTGCGTATGTTTTGGTGGTTGGTCCAGATGCTTACTTTGATACAAAAAAGTTTTCTGCTGGTCCGTGGTGTAAAAAAGGGGATTGGGTAATGATCGGCCGATATGCGGGGGCGCGTTTCCGTATTGAAGGTGGAGAAGTTCGTATTATTAACGATGATGAAATCATCGCAACCATCGCAAGCCCAGATGACGTTATGAGTCTTTGAGCAGCGCAACAGGAGAAATATTATGGCTGAAGAAAAAAATATCACCATCGGAGAAGATGAAGTCGGCATCGAAGTAGATATCGATTCGCCTGCTGAAGTCGAAGTAAAAGTTGAAACCTCGTCTCCACGAGAGTTTGTCGAAAAGAAAGCACCTGCTACGGGTGAAGATGATGAAGAAGATTTGTCGGCTTACCGTGAATCGGTTCGTAAGCGCATAGAAAAACTTACGTTTAAATTTCGCGAGGCAGAGCGACGCGAGCAAGCGGCGTTAGATTTCGCTAAAGGTGTCAAAGCAGAGTTGGAAGCCTCTAAACATAGAAGTTCCATGCTCGATCAGTCTTTGATTTCAGAATCAGGTCATAGACTTAAGACTCAAGAGCAGTTGATTAATGATCGTCTGCGGACGGCTATTGATCGCGGAGACATTGATACTCAGATCGCGGCCCAAAAAGAAATGGCATCGCTTGCCATTGAAAATGAACGATTGCGAGTAGCTACTTATCGTCGTGAGCAAGAAGTACAAGAGTCACGCCGTGTACCAGAATTTGTTCCTGCGCCTACCCCTGTGCAACCTGATCCTAAGGCTCAGGATTGGGCAGAGAAAAATGTATGGTTCGGTGTTGATGAACCTATGACATATACTGCGTTTAGCCTTCATAAATCTTTGGTAGAAAACGAGGGTTTTGACCCTGCGTCTGAAGATTATTACCAAGAACTGGATAAACGTATTCGTAAAGAGTTCCCCCACAAGTTCCAACAGGATCAAGCAAAAAGGCCGACTACGATGGTTGCCTCCGCTAATTCCACCTCCAATGCAGGTGGCCAAAGACAAGTTAAATTGACTCCTAGTCAGGTAGCTATTGCCAAACGCCTAGGAGTTAGTTTAAAAGATTATGCACGGCAGCTTCAGCGTATGAACGGTTAAGGAGTATTAGCTATGGTAGATAAGACACCCCGTTCCGCTGATTCACGCAGTTCCACTTCCCGTGTACAAACGTGGAAGCCTCCGTCCTCTTTGGACGCACCCCCTGCACCTGAGGGGTATTCACACCGTTGGATTCGAGTAGAAACCAATGGGTATGATGATCGGAAGAATCTGTCCGCACGATTACGCGAAGGCTTTGAGCTCGTTCGCGCCGAGGAATACCCCGATTGGGATTTGCCCACTATTAACGATGGCAAACATGCCGGAGTCATAGCTGTTGGTGGTTTGATCCTTGCTCGTATTCCTATTGATCTTGTAAAACAGCGTAGTGCTTATTACCGCAAGCAGTCACAACAGCAGATGGATGCTGTTGATAATGATTTGATGCGGGATCAGCATCCTTCAATGCCGATCATCAAACCAGAACGGCAATCTCGAGTCACTTTCGGTGGAAATCGTTCCTCCGAATAATGTAAAGGATCTAAGCAATGGCAAATATTAATGCCGCATTCGGGCTTCGCCCGTATCGTATGCTTGGAAGCGGTGCGAATACCAACGGCGATACTGTTATGAGCATCCAAACGGCTGCTACAGCGGGTACGTCCAGTGTGATTTATCAGGGTTCTCCTGTTATTCCATTGACCAATGGCATGATCGACATTGTCGGCACTGCTACGGGTGGTACTGTTCCAATTCTGGGTGTTTTCTTGGGCTGTAACTATACGGATTTGACGGGCAAGCCTCGTTGGTCACCGTATTGGCCCGGAACTGCTGCTGTAAAATCTAGTACTCCTGCTACGGCATTTTTGGTCACTAACCCAGATCAGGTGTTTTTGATCAACTGTGATGCAGCAGCGGCAGATAGTATCATTCACGCTAACGCTAATTTCGCCACTGCAACTACTGGTAGCACTGTTACTGGTCAATCTGCGGGCGTGTTGGCGGTGTCGACAGCTACTACGACTAACACACTCAACCTTCGTATCACAGGTTTTGAAGATACTCCTTCAAACGCAGATGCAACGGTTGCGGGTCGTTTGGCTCTCGTCATGCTTAACAATCACTTCTACCGCTACAATGCCAATGGCACTGGCGCGGGTATTTAAGGAGTAAAGAACAATGGCTATTACACGTTCACAACTCCTCAAAGAGCTTGAACCCGGACTCAATGCCTTGTTTGGCCTTGAATATGATCGTTATGATAACGAGCATACTGAAATCTTTGATACCGAATCTTCGGACCGTGCGTTTGAAGAAGAGGTCATGCTTTCGGGCTTTGGTCAGGCTCCCATTAAGGGAGAAGGTGCTGCCATCACGTACGATACGTCTGGTGAATCCTTTACTGCTCGTTACACCCATGACACCATTGCACTGGCTTTTGCGATCACTGAAGAAGCCGTTGAGGATAACCTCTACGACAAACTCAGCTCTCGCTATACCCGTGCGTTGGCTCGTTCCATGTCCAACACCAAACAGGTCAAAGGTGCGGCTGTTCTCAACAACGCTTTCTCTTCGTCCTTTCTGGGCGGTGACGGCGTGTCGTTGGTCAACAGCGCACATCCTACCGTTGGTGGTGGTAACTTCTCGAACACTCCAACTACTCAATCTGATTTGAACGAAACTTCGCTCGAACAGGCTCTGATTGATATTGCAGCTTTCATCGACGAACGCGGTCTCAAAATCGCTCTTCGTGGTATGAAGTTGATTATCAACCCAGCCCTTCAGTTCACTGCCGAGCGTATTTTGAAGTCAGAACAGCGTGTCTCGACAGCGGATAACGACATCAACGCTCTGCGTTCTGGTGGTTATCTGCCAAGCGGCTTCACTGTTAACCACTTCCTGACCGACCCTGATGCTTTCTTCATTAAAACGGATGCACCAAATGGTCTGAAGCATTTTGTTCGCTCGCCGATCAAAACTTCAATGGAAGGCGACTTTGAAACGGGCAACGTCCGTTATAAGGCTCGTGAGCGTTACAGCTTCGGTTGGTCTGATCCACGCACACTTTACGGCTCGCAAGGCGCGTAAATTGAGCAGTTGGTGAAAAATAGAGGGGTCAGCTTGTGCTGGCCCTTTTTTTCGTATAAGTTAGAATCAGTCCGGAATTTCCGGCTATGTTGACCGTTCCGGCGGACGCTGCACAGACAACATAGCTTACATCGTGCGGGAGTGCGTATTATGGGTTCAACTACCTTTTCAGGTCCAGTTACGTCGAAAGCTGGCTTTATCACTGGCACAGATGCCAACACAACCGTTACCGCAGCTACCCTTACGGTAGACTCTACCTACAACGGTCAGATCATTAACCTTAGCCTTGCTACTGGTATCACCGCTACTCTTCCTGCGGCTACAGGTACTAATGCAATCTACCGTTTTGTTATTTCAACAAGCGTTACAAGCAACAGCTACAAGGTTCAGGTGGCAAACGCCACAGACGTGATGGTTGGGACTGCAAGTGTTGCAGGTACAACGGGCACGGTCTTCGGGACAGTTCCAGCTTCCGACACGCTTACGATGAATGGCACTACGCAAGGCGGACTTGCTGGGTCCTATGTTGAAATCATGGATGTTGCTGCCGGTGTGTTTGTTGTTCGCGCCAATCTCCTTGGTTCGGGAACAGTTGTCACCCCATTCAGTGCTGCCGTATCATAAGTCGGGCGGGAGAAATCCCGCTCCTCTTACAGGGAGATAATTATGGCTGACACAGTAGCAACACAACTGCTCTATGATGGCGCAAAACAAGCCATCATGAAGTTTACCAATGCCTCGGATGGCACTGGCGAAACCACCGTTAAGAAGGTCGACGTGACAACACTTTCCTCATATCTGGGGAAAGCGTGTTCGGCTGTCCAGATTGACCGCATCTACGCTCTTACGCATGGGATGGAAGTACGTTTGTTTTGGGAAGCCACTGCAAACGGAACCATCTTGACTGTCCCACAAAATGTTATGCAAACAATGTCGTTTGATGACTTTGGCGGGTTGGACAACAACACTACAACTGGGAAAACGGGTAATATCTTGTTTTCAACCTTAGATGCTAGTTCGGGGGATGCCTACACAATCATCCTTGTCATGCGTAAATTGTACTGAGTGGTATTCCGATGTCGGTAGATATGAATTTCATTTGGAATATCATCCACAGCTTGATCCTTATGCCTATGGCGTGGGCTTTGATTTATCTGAACTCGCATATCAATAATCTTTGGAAATCTGTTTCAGACACCAGAGAAGAAATGCCTAAAATGTACGTTACTAAAGCCGACTTGCATAACGATTTAGCTAACATCCATAAGCGGTTTGATCGGCTAGAAGAGAAAATAGATCGTCTTATTGCAGATCAACTGCAACAAACACGGAGATAAGTTATGGCTAAAATGATGAAGCCTATGGCTAAAAAAGGTGGTGGTATTGCTGTTAAGGGCAAAGGGATGGCTCTTAAAGGTGGTGGTATTGCTGTTAAAGGTAAGGGCATCGCTATGAAAAAAGGCGGTATGTCCAGCGGGAAAGGTTGCTAAAATGGCTATGATGCGTGGTCCTAAAGCTAGTCAGATGATGCCAAAGCGTCGCAGAATGGCCTCAGAAGCCCCTGCTACTATGATGGCTACCAAAGTTCCTCCTGCACCTATGATGGCTCCTTCACCTGCTTCTATGGGGGCAATGGCCCCTGCAATGAAAAAAGGTGGTCGTGTTAAAGAAGAAGGCCGTAAACACGAGAAAAAAGAAAGCCGCCAAATGGAGTCTAAAGAAGGAAGCCGTAAGAAGGGTGGTCTTATGGTTGTAATTGCTCTCGGGAAAAAGAAGGGCAAATAAATGGCAAAACTTCGTGACACCTCCGAGGACACACGTAGTGCTAGAGAATCTGCTCTTAAGGGAATGAAAGTTTCATACGATAACCTAAATTCCTCTATGGATTCGGCTACTATGGGTTCTACGGGCATGTCTGATACGGCTATGAAAAATACGGATCCTATGAAAATGGGGCGTATGACAATGCCGAGTAAGATTGCCCCTGCTGGGAAAATGAAAAAGGGTGGCAAAGTTGAAAAAGTTATGAAAGAGTTTAAAGCGGGTAAATTGCATTCTACTAGCAAAAAAGGCCCAACAGTAACCTCTCGTAAACAAGCTATTGCAATCGCTCTTTCCGAAGCAGGAAAATCTAAAGGAAGGAAGAAGTAAATGGCTAGAACTAGTAATCGTTCTTCCGCAGGACTGATGAATATCGGTATGTGGGAAGGTTCTAAAAAAGATAATGCTCAAGACAAAAAACTGGCTGCAAAGCGTGGTATGTCTAAAGCCGAATGGGAATCCTCTGCTGAGGATGAAAAACACGATACCCAAAAATCTATGAAAGGTCTCAATAAGGGTGGTATGTATAAAGCAGGTGGTGAAGTTGCTGTCCGTGGATTTGGGGCTTCCCGTTACAAGAGCTGTAAAATCACATGACCACATCCGGTACAAAAACATTTGAGCTAGATGTTGTAGAATACATCGAAGAAGCGTTTGAACGCTGTGGGTTGGAAGTTCGTACAGGTTACGACCAACGCACAGCTAGACGCAGCTTGAATCTTTTGTTGGCGGAATGGGCTAACCGTGGGTTAAACCAGTGGACTATTGAGCGTGTTGAAATTGCCTTAGATTCTTCGAATGTGACGTATACCTTACCAGAATCTACGATCGATATCATTTCAGCAGCAGTGAGACTCCCTACGGGAGTAGGTACTGCTTCACAGTCGGATCTTGTGATTGAGCGCATTAGCAGAGATTATTATTTGACTATTCCTGCTAAACTGGCACAGGCACGTCCTACGCAGTATTATGTAGATAGGCGAGTTGTGCCAATCTTATACGTTTGGCCTAAACCAGATCAAAGCTACACATTAGTTGTAGATAAATTGGTTCGCATGGATGACGCTAGTTCTGGTATGAATACCTTGCAGATGCCTTTCAGGTTCTATCCTTGTTTGGCGGCTGGTCTTGCTTATTATATTGCTATGAAAAAGGCTCCTGAGCGGATTCAACTTTTGAAAGCTGCCTACGAAGAAGAGTTCGATAGGGCTAAGGGCGAAGATCGTGATAGAGCTTCTCTCATGCTTACGCCTACAAGAGACTTTTACAGGGTGTGATATGGCTAGATATGCGAGCGGTAGCCGAGCAATAGCCATATGCGACCGTTGTGGGTTACAGTACCCCTATAATCAAATATCTAAACTATGGACTGGTCTTCGTGTTTGCCCAGAATGTTGGGAAGCTAAACACCCGCAATTAGACCCCATTTATCCGCCTCCTGAGCCACAAGCCTTGTATCAACCGCGTCCAGCCAATAAAGAAGTCATGAGTGTTCCTGTTGGACAAGATATTTTTCCCTTTTTGGAAAACATCAGTACTCAAGGTGTTATGCAAATCGGAATCGTTAGGGTGGAGATTAGCTAATGGCTTGGACGTATGCGACGCTGGTACAAGCGGTAAAAGATTTCACTGAATACGATGAAACAACTTTTAATTCGTACATCGATACGTTTATTCGTAACTGTGAAGAGCGAATTTTATTCTCTGTTCAATTAGTTGATTTTCGTCAGAATGTGTCTGGGACAACTACGGCTAGTAATAAGTTTCTTGCAGCCCCTACTGATTTTTTATCTTCTTATTCATTAAGTGTGACAGTGGGTAGTACCACTTCTTTCCTTTTGAACAAAGATGTTGAATTTCTTCAAGAGTATAATCCTTCAGGAACCACAGGAACCCCAAAATATTATGCTTTGTATGATAAAAATAATTTTTTGTTAGCTCCTACTCCGGCAGGAGCGTATTCGGTAGAACTGCATTATTTTTATCAACCTGCATCTATTGTAACTTCAGGAACTTCATGGCTAGGAGATAATGCAGAGCAAGCACTCCTTTACGGGACGTTGTTTGAGGCTTATACCTTTATGAAGGGCGAGCAAGATTTGTTGAACCTTTATAATCAAAGGTTTATGGAGGCGTTATCTCGTTTGAAAAATTATGGTGAGGGTCTTGAGGATGAAGATGCTTATCGGGACGGTTTGGTAAAGGTAAAGGCAACATAGAATGGTTGGCAGTCAAGGCACTACAGGGGGGTTTAGAGTTGATGTTGAAACCTCTTCTAACGGTGGTCACCCCCCCGAGTTTTGGGCAAAGCGGGCCGCTGACCGCATTGTTTCTGTTTCCGAAACAGCGCATCCCGCTATCCGTGAACAGGCTGTAGCCTTCAAGGATTTGGTAGAACAAGTAGTGCTTGATCATATGAAACGTGCTATATCCTGTGACAGGACCACGGTCAGTCATCTGGTGACAGAAGCTGGTCACCCACAATTAGCTGAACTTTTAAGGAGGCCATAATGGCATTCACTGGCAATTTCATGGCAACTTCCTTCAAGTTGCAGTTGTTGAGCGGTATCCATGCTTTCAACACTTCCGTCATTCGTGCGGGTACGGGCGCGGATACCTTTAAGATTGCACTATACACATCTTCGGCAACTCTTGATGCCTCGACGACGGTATACTCCTCGACCAACGAAACAACCAATACGGCGGGTTCTGCCTACACGGCTGGTGGTAATACGCTGACAAGCCCAACCACTTCTTCAAGTGGCACAACGGCTTGGGCAGATTTTGCCGATAGCTCGTGGACCACAGCATCTTTCACGGCTCGTGGTGCGTTAATCTATAACTCAACCCAAGGCAATAAAGCAGTGGTTGTGCTGGATTTCGGTGCGGATAAAACCGCTTCAGCCGGTACATTCACGGTTGTATTCCCCACCGCCGACGCTTCCAACGCTATCATTCGTATTGCGTAATGACCGATGCAATCGTAGCCTTTGAAGGATGGGACCGGTCCCAAGGTTGGGGACTGGGCGCATTTGGCACGGGTGCGATTGCTATCGGTCTGGCTACCGGTGATGTAGCTTCGTCAGCTACCGTTGTTGCAGATGCTAACGTCAGTCCAACGGGCGTTGAGGCAACAGCAAGTGTGGGCTCTGTTGTAGCAGTAGTTGATGTCAGCATCAATCTGACGGGAGTATCAGCTACGGGGGATGTGGCGTCCTCCGCCATAGTTACGGCAGATGCCAATGTTAGCCCAACCGGCCTTTCTTCCACTGGAAGTGTGGGCTCTGCTACGGTCACGGCAGATGCCAATGTTAGCCCAACGGGCGTTGAGGCAACAGGTGGTATTGGGACAGTTGATTTTATACTGAGCCCCAATATCAGTCCAACGGGGGTTTCTGCTACTGGGGATGTTGGATCTTCTGCTACGGTTACGGCGGATGCCAATGTCAGCCCGACTGGTCTTACTTCTACGGGGAGTGTTGGGGCTGCTACTGTTACGGCAGATGCCAATATCAATCTGACTGGAGTTGAAGCCACCGGATATATTGGAACAGTTGACTTCATCCAGAGTCCAAATGTTTCTGTAACAGGTGTATCTGGGTCAGGTTCGGTTGGTCAAGTAGACATTACCTCGGTCAACTTGATCGATGTCACGGGCCTAGAGGCCACGGGCAGTGCTGGCTCAGTCACCATCACAGCAGATGCCAATGTCAGCCTTGCGGGGGTTTCCGCAATAGGATATGGTGGGCAAGTTCTCGTTTGGGGAAATATTGTCCCGAGTCAAACGCCTAGTTGGACACAAGTGGTCCCAAGTGGAAGCCCTGCTTGGACCCCCACCTCTCCATCTCAGACCCCCAACTGGAATCAAGTTGCCGCGTAGGAGGCAGATAAATGGCTAGCACTTATTCAACGAATCTTGGTATCGAACTCATGGGGACTGGCGATCAGTCCGGTACATGGGGTGCTACGACCAATACCAATCTTGGTACCCTGTTGGAACAGGCCATTGCCGGTTATGGTTCTCAGGCTGTAGCCGATTCGGCATCTCCTACCGTCTTGACCATTTCCAACGGTGCGTCGTCCACGGGCCGTAATGCGGTGATCGTTCTTACTGGGGCGTTGACTCTTGCCCGTGTGGTTGAAGTCCCCGCCAAAACAAAATCCTACATTTTCTATAACACTACCACAGGTGGTTTTGCTGTCACGGTAAAAGTGACTGGGCAAACAGGTGTATCTATTCCCAACGGTACCAAGGCCATTGTCTATTGCGACGGTACCGATGTTCGTAATGTCCTCTCCAACATCACCGTTGACTCCAGCGGCAACGTAGGGATTGGGACGACTTCGAACAGTGGCTATAGGCTTGCGATTGTTGGGTCTACGGCATCTTCTGTTCCATTATATTTGAGCACAGACGCTACAAATAGCTTTATTTACTCCCCTAACTCAATGTATGTTGGTTCAACTGGGGCATATGCACTTACCATTGTAACAAACAATGCCGTCCGCGCAACTATCGACTCCTCCGGCAACGTAGGGATTGGGACAAGCTCGATAAGCACAAAATTGCATGTCAATGGTATTGGGGAAACTGCTGCGCCTTCCACTAGTGGAGCAAAAACAGCAACTATTTATGCGACAGCTAACCAAAATTCTACAAATTGCGGCGGTGCTATTGAATTTGGGGGTCAAACCTCTACAACTTTTGCGGCTTGGAAAGGCGGTTTAAATGACGGAACATCCAATACTGTTGGCTACTTAGCTGCATACACACGCAATGCAACTTCAGATACATCTATGACGGAGCGTTTAAGAATCGACTCCTCCGGCAACGTGGGGATTGGGACAAGTTCGCCCACGCAAAAATTTGACGTATATGCGGCAAGCGGTGTCCTCGGTTTGACTGTTCGCGTGGCTGGGTCGACTGGGTCAGATCAGGCATTCGTAATAGCTCAAGCTGGTTCTAATACCGCCTATATGCGCCAAGATGGAAATGGCGGAAGTTTTTTGGTAGCACCAAACTACTGGTCTATATTTACAAACTCGTCAGAACGTATGCGTATCGACTCCTCCGGCAACGTGGGGATTGGGACGAGTTCGCCCAAAACAAGGTTGCAGTCTACAGCAGCAACGACATTGAATGCTCCGTCTTTGGGCAGCGCAACAAGTGCGCCGTTTTATGTAACAAATAGTGATCCTTCTTATGGTTTGCTGGTTGGGACAAATGCTTCTGACGGGCATGTATGGTTGCAAGCACAGCGCACTGACGGCAGTGCAACGGCTTATAACATCACATTGAATGAAGCTGGCGGCAATCTGCTGGTGGGGACGACAACCTTGCCAATTTCAACTTCAAGGGTCGGTATTAGTGGGGCATCCGTTGTTGGTGTTGGCGTTGTATCACTTGTAAACACAAGTCAATCAACCAAAAAATGGTCTACCGGGCCAGATGAAAATGGTAACTTTTTAGTCCTTACGGATGCCTCTTTAGGTATGTATATGCTTTACGGTAATATCGCATGGACAGCAAATTCGGATGAACGGTTAAAAACAGACCTTATACCTATTGAAAATGCCGCGTCAAAAGTATCGTCGCTTCGCGCAGTCACAGGTCGGTTCAAAACCGATGAAGAAGGCACAAGCCGCGCATTTCTGATCGCGCAGGACGTTCAGGCAGTGCTTCCAGAAGCTGTTGATGCAAACAATCCTGATAAGCTGGGCGTTCAATATACGGATGTCATCCCGCTTCTCGTTGCCGCCATCAAAGAACTATCCGCAAAAGTTACCGCACTGGAGTCAAGATAATGTCCAACACTTACACTTGGTTTTTTCCCACGCTGTCTGCCTATCCTTCCCATGAAGGCGAAACCGATGTTGTGTTCACCGTTCATTGGGTGCTGAATGGCACCGACGGCAATGGTCATAACGGTTCTGTCTACGGCACGGTAGGCGTGACATATGCCGCTGGTAGCCCATTCACGCCTTACGCAAGCCTAACTGAATCTCAGGTCATCGCATGGACCACCGAAAGTCTTGGTGCAGATCGTGTTGCGGAACTGCAAGCAAATATTGACAATCAAATTCAGCAGCAGGTATCACCTACCGTTGTCAACTTGCCGCCACCTTGGGCAGCATAAACCAGAGGAAGAAAGAATATGAAAGTTACGTTGGAATTTTCTGTTGACGAAGTGAACTATGTACTGATGGCTTTGTCCCAGCGTCCTTTTGGAGAAGTGGTAGATCTTATCGCAAAGGTTAAGGCTTCAGCACAATCACAACTACAGGCTTCCGATTTGGTTGCCCCTATTGAGGCTTCTGCTGATCAATAAAGGATCGACATGCCTTTTCAAAAATTCCGGTTTACTCCTGGAGTCGTTCGTGATGTCACAGGGTACACAAACGAGGGCGGTTGGTTTGACTGCAATCTCGTTCGTTTCCGCTTGGGGTTTCCGGAATCAATTGGCGGTTGGGAGAAACTATCGAGCAGCACCTTTCTCGGTTCTGCTCGTACCCTTTTGGCATGGGTAACTCTTAACGGTAACAATTACCTTTCGCTTGGGACTAACCTAAAGTTCTATATAGAGAAGAGCGGTGGGTACTATGACATCACCCCAATTCGTAGAACCGTTGTCCTAAACGGGGCATTCACTGCTACAAACGGTCTTTCTACGGTTGTAGTGGCAGATACCAGTCACGGATGCGTCACTGGCGACTTTGTCACCTTTAGTGGTGCTACTTCTCTTGGTGGGAATGTTACTGCTACCGTCCTCAATGCTGAGTACCAGATTACCTACATTGATCCAAACAGCTACAGCATTACAGTTCCTGTGACTGCCAATGGTTCCGATACAGCTCATGGCGGCACGACTATTACTGCGGCCTATCAAATCAATACGGGTCTTGATACCCAAGTTGGCGGTATCGGCTGGGGTGCGGGAACCTTTTCCACCCTGCTTTCATACACGTTGTCTGGACCTTTTACGACTAGTAGCAGCAGTGCCGTTGTGACCGTTACACATACCTCTCACGGACTTTCCACAGGGCAGTATGTCTCCTACTCTGCGGCTTCTTCTGTTGGTGGTATTCCAGCTAGTGCGTTGCAATCTACTTTTCAAGTGACTGTCCTTAACGCTAATAGTTATACGATAACTACCACGTCCACAGCTACGTCCACAGCTACGGGTGGCGGAACGGTGACCGCCTTCTATCAGAACGGCAGTCGCGGCTGGGGTTCTGGCACTACTATCTCGGTAGGTAATAGCCTTCGGCTGTGGTCACAAGACAACTATGGTGAAGACCTTATCTTTAACGTCCGGAATGGTGGGGTTTACTATTGGTATGGCGGTGGGAGCATCACAACTAGAGCCGTTACCCTAAGCTCGTTGTCCACGGACCTAACGACACCAGACGTTGTTACCCAAATCATGGTCTCGGACCGTGATCGGCATGTTATCGCTTTCGGAGCAAATTTAGGAGGAGGGGCTACCCCTGATCCACTGCTTGTTCGGTTCAGCGACGGGGAAGACCCCTTCACTTGGTATCCTACTTCTACAAATACGGCAGGTGATCTTCGTATTGGTTCGGGGACCAAGATCGTTAAGGCCGTTGAAACCAAGCGCGAAATCGTCATCTTCTCGGATACGGCGGTCTACTCCATGCAGTATCTTGGGCCTCCCTATACTTTTGGATTGCAGCAGCTTGCCGCAAATACTACGATCATGGGATATAACTCTGCCGTGGCTGTTGATGATGCAGTTTTTTGGATGGGGCATAGTAATTTTTATGTTTATGCAGGACAAACTCAACCGATGCCCTGCCCTATTCAATCTTATGTTTTTGGAGATTTTAATGCAGATCAATCAGATAAAGTTTTCGCGTACCTGACCGCCCAATTCAACGAGGTTAGCTGGCTATATCCTTCCGCTGCCTCAAGTGAAAATGACCGTTATGTGACATATAACTACGTCGATAAGGTATGGTCGTATGGGATACTAGCTCGTACAGCATGGCTTGATGATGGTGTACGCCAACTTTCGATAGCTGCTAGTACAGATAAATACCTCTATAATCACGAATACGGGACGGATGATGGGAGCACAACTCCGCCTTCCGCACTAAACGCTTACATTGAGGCTTCTCCGGTTGACATTGCTGATGGGGATAAATTTACTTTTGTTCGCCGATTAGTCCCCGATATAAAGTTTTTCAACTCCGTGAACAATCCTGAAGTTTCTATGATTTTGAAAACTCAAAATTACACGGGTTCAAACTATGTTAGTGGCTCTACTTCTGCCGTAACTAGGACATCGACAGTTCCAGTAGACCAGTATACTACGGTTGCGAATGTTCGTGTTCGGGGTCGCTCTTTAATTTTTCGTATCGAAAGTAACAAGGTCGGGACTCGTTGGGGTCTTGGGTCTCCCCGTATTGATGTAAGTCCAGATGGGGGTCGTTGATGGATTATGGTGGTATATTCCCTGCTTTTTCTCGTCCCCCTGAAGCGTACGATCAACGGTATTTTCAAGATTTAATCAGAGCATTAGATGCCTTGGTGGTTGCCATTAGAAATCCTGGAGAAGGTCGCCAGACAACTATTGTTCTGACTAACCTTCAAAGCGATGAGTATGGTTTAGAAGTAGGGACTATCTTTCAGGCGGCAGGAGCTTTGCGTATCCCGCAACTTAATTCGTCTTACGTTCGAGGTCTTTTCGCTACCGGAACAGTTGGCTCTGTTTCTGTGACTACTGTGTGACTTGTTTTTTTAAACATAAACGGGTAAGTTGTCAGTTGCCAGTATCAGGCTCTGGCCCTGCCAAAGTGAATATACGTATCGTAGGGACGCGCTATGCAGGGCATTGAGACACTCGCTCCACAAATGAATATGGCGGCTCCTCCGCAGCAAGAACCGCAAGTGCCTATGGCAGCGGTTAAAGCTGTTGACTCTATGTTCAGAGGTCTTACTCCTGAACTGACTCAACAACTTAAATCTATTTCAGAAATGATTTCTCAACTTCCTCCGGAAGAACTAAACAAACTATTGCAGATTATTGAATTTTTGCGTCAGAACAAACAAAACTATGCTCAAGCAGTGCAACAACTTATTGCACAAGGAATGGTTAATCAAGGAGATCTCCCTCCTGAGTATAGTGCGGAATATCTTTCTGTTTTATCTAATGTGGTGAAAAAGCAAATGCAGGGGGCTACCGCTCCAATGCAGCCACCTATGGCCCCTCCTATGGCCCAAATGCAGCCACCTATCGGGATGGCACAGGGAGGCATCGCGAACCTTCCGCAAATGGCCCAGAAGCTGCAAGACGCAGGCAGGTATGGTGATACAGTTTTGGCCCATGTTAACCCTCAAGAAATGGCGATGCTTCGTGCACGTGGGGGTAGTGGGACAATTAACCCTAAAACAGGTCTTCATGAGTTTTTTAACTTTAAAAGTGTTTTTAAAGTTGCTACTCAAATTATTCTTCCTGTGGTGTTTGGAGCTTCTGGTCTTGGCCCGATCGCAGGGGCAGCGGTTGGCTCTGGACTAGCTTCTTTAATCAATGGTGATAAACCTGCCGATGCACTTAAATCTGCTTTGATTGGTGGTGCTACAGGGGCAGCGTTGTCTGGTATTAGTGGTATGATTTCTAGTGACGCCACAGGCATCACGGGGGCTTTCAAAGGTATTTTGCCCAATGTCGGTTCTGCTTCTGGCGAGGGGTTCTTGGCAGGTATTCAGGCAGGACTTCCTTCGGGCCTCGGGCTTTCCGGACAATACGCCATGGAACGTTCTATTCTACCTTCTTTCTTGGGTGGGTCAGAAGCTAAAACTATTGGAACTCCTGCGGAAACGCCGCTTACAGAAACGCCCCGTACGGATCAACCTGTTAAACAGGTAATGGGACAACCTGTTGAATCTTCTAAACCTATTTCTTATGATCCGGGAGACGCTACCCGTGGGGTTGCCGATACCACAGCAAATAGCGGTGGAGCTCCTGCCCCGCAACAACAGGCGGCGGGCGGTGGTGGCGGAGCTCCAAAAACAGGTGTGCCTTCTGCTCTTGACAGTGCTACCGATAAAATTAAAAATATTCTTCTCCCGTCCGACCCAAGCCCTACGGATCCGGCTATCATTGCAAAAGCAAAAGCTATTGCAGAATCTACAGGGGTTACTGCTAATCAAGCCTTAGCTTTAGCTATGAAGCAGGCTACTCCAGGACTTATGAGTTACCTTCCACTCGCGGCAGTCGCGGCTGGCGGAGCGGCGGCGTTTGGGTTGTTCGATACTCCTAAAACTACGGCAGTTCCTACCGCTGCGAGTCCACAGTTTTCAGGTCCGACAGCTAATGAGTTGATAGCGGCAAACCCAGAAAAGTATGTGACTGGTCCTGGGAATAATCTACCGGACGCAGCTAAAAGGGATGCCGGATTTAACCCTTACCAGTTCATCCCGTACCAAGAAAACTTTACCCCTACGAGTAAGCAGGTTGCAGGAGCTAATTACACCCCTGTGAGAACAGCTAATTCGCCGATTATGACGGTAGAAGATCTGAATAAATATTTTAATAATCCTAAACTGCGCTCCCCCATGCGGGCAGCTAAAGGTGGGATTACAGATCTTCGTATGTCAGGGGGCCATTTAAATGGTCCTGGAACAGGGACCAGTGATTCTATTCCTGCTAAACTAAGCGATGGCGAGTTTGTTATGACTGCTAAAGCTGTTCGTGGTATGGGCAACGGAAGTCGCATTCAAGGTGCGAAAAAAATGTACAAGCTGATGCACAAATTAGAGGCTAGGGCATAATGGCAAATACAACCACAGAGTCAATTGTCAGGGAAGCCCCTGATGTAGAAGCCAAACGTCTTGGTATTTTGGAGGATGCTACCGCCCTTACAAGCACTCCGCTTCAGCTTCCTACTTATAATACGGCAGCAGTATCTCCTTTGCAGACTCAAGCAGGTGAGTTAGCTGCTTCTGGTGTGGGTTCTTTTTTACCTTTTATTAATGCAGGGGCTAGTGCTCTTACGGGTTCTGCTTCGACGTTAGGCGAAGGGCGGGATGTTATTGCAGGCGGGTTAAGTTCTTTATCTGCATTTCCAGGAGCGATGGATTACGCACAAAGAGGTGGACAAGCCTTCCAAGGCATGACTCAACAGTATGATCCTAACTCTGTTCAGGGGTTCCTTAACCCTTATCAAAGCTATGTTGAAGATGCTATCCGTCGGCAATATGCTCAAAACAATTTAAATAATGCTGGAGCAGCCACTAAGGCGGGAGCTTTTGGCGGCAGCAGATTCGGTGTTCAGACAGCAGAAAATCAACGTAATCTTGGAAACAGTATTGGTGAAGCCTATGGGCGTGATTATAATGCTGCCCAGCAGGCTTCTATGCAGAATTTTCAAAACCAAATGTCTCGTCAAGGTCAAGCGGCCCAAGGTTACTTAGCAACTGCCCAAATGGGTGGTAGTCTTGCAGCGCAGCAAGCTGAAATTAGTCGATCATTGGGTCTTGGCATAGGCAGTATTGGTACTGAATTCGGTAAACTCGGAGTGCAGCAAGCTGCTCTTGGCGAACTGCAATCTAAACTGCGCGGTAACGAGGTTAATCAGCTGTACCAGATTGGCGAAGCCCAACAAAAACAACAGCAACAGGTTTTGGATGCTCAACGTCAATCTACTTTACAGCAGATGTATGAGCCTTACCAACGCCTCGGCTTCCGTTCTGATATCTACAAAGGAGTTCCTACTTCTCAGCAGACACTTACATCTGCAAGTGCTCCTTCTGCTTCTATCGGTTCTCAGGTTATTGGTGGCGGCATCGCGGCCCTCGGTGGGGCGGCAGCTCTTAATAAGCTAGGTGGTACTGCGTGATGAATAAGGTTTTAGCTCGCAACCTGTTTTCAAAATACACCCCTAAAGCCCGTGCTCATGGTACTGGGATAACCAAACTTGTTGTGGATGATGAGGGTGCTCAGCATCTTGCAGGGGGTACTGGTCCACAGGGTGTTGTTGCTGCAACACCTGATAATTCTGTTTATGCTGAAAATAATGACGTACAGGATGTTGGTCTGCCTTCTGATCAGTACGATGCTATTACAGGGCAAAAGATCACAAATGCTCCCACCGCTACTATGAGTGCTAAAGGCGCAGTTGGTCCTTCCAACTATGAGAATATTCTTGCACGGTATCAGGGTCTAGCTAATAAAGCCCTTGGTCCAGAGCGTAGTTATGAAGATTTGGTTGCACAGCGCGAAAAGATCATTGGTCCACAGGACACTAAATTCCAGCAGGCTTTGGGGATCATGGCCCTTGGTGGTAGGATCATGTCTACTCCAGGAAGTGTCGGCTCTGCTATTGGTGCTGCGTTGCCAGAGTTTGCTGCTACTATGGGCAAAATTTCTAGTGAAGAACAAAAGCTGCGGCAGCAGATTCGTGCTTCGGCCATGGATACTTATGAGCGTGATAAACTACAACGCCAGACAGTTGGTCTTGACGCATTGAAAACAGCTTTCACTGAAGCTGCTGGAGAAGATCGCCTAACTCGTACTATTGCTGCTCAGTATGGGGTTACGGGTACTGATTCCTTTGCCGTGCCTGACTCATCTGCTCCGCTTGGTTACACTATTATGGGTGCGCGTAGAACAGAAAATGGTATTGTTGGGTTGGATGGTAAGCCTCTTCCTCAAGGTGCTTTCCCTGCTGATCCTACCTTCCTCGCCAGTTTGCGTGATAAAGATGTTAAAGCGGCTGTTGATATTCAGATCATGCAACCAGATGGAACATATGGCCCTCGTACAACAGCCGTACAGAAAGGCCAAACTTTCCACGATGCTACTAATGGCAAGCCGATCACAGCACCGTTCCGACTCTTTAATGAGAAAATGGAAACAGCAGGCGGTACATCTAATCCATTCGTTATTTTGGATCCGAATAGTAATTTCGGTATCAGAGAAGTTATCGGCTTTACTGACCCAGTCAGTAAACAGAATTTCTATGTTGAAGGTGGGATGAAAGTTTTCTTTGATTCTGGCAAAGGGATTCAAGGCAAACTTACTGATGTTCTTAAAACTCGTCAAGATGGTAATGCTACTATTCAAACACCGACCTTTGGCCCGTATCAAGGTCAAAACTTTAAGTTTCCTAATGAGCCGACTGGTGCTGGGGATAAAATACCTATTCCAAACAGTGATCCTAAGTTGGCAGAGGAAATTCTTAGGAAGCAGGCGGCTGCGGGAGCACCTGCGGCGACCACTACAATGGCAGCAGCTACCACGGCAGCAGGCGGTGGCGATGAGTTGTCGCAAGCTGTCGCACAAGCTCAGAACGCTACTGTTCAAAGGGCTGCTAATAACCCCGCACGTACTATCGGTGCGATTACAGGGGATGGTCCGGAACGCTATTTTGTTAAAAAAGATGACAAACCTTTCGTCACATATAGCAAAATGACGGATAAACAGTTGGAAGAATCCAATAATAAAATCGATGCTGGTCAGAAATACCTGCGTAGTTTGGACGATCTTTTAGCAGCTACTTCCAACGCAACGGGTCCAGTGGGTACAATGAAAAGCCTGTCTACTCGGTATCTTGGAACATTCACCCCTGAAAAGTTTAGTGGTTGGACTGAATTTTATAATAATGCCGCTGCTGTAGAGCAAATGAAAATTGCTCGTCAACAGGTTAGAGAAGCCTTTTCTCAAAACGATAGACATCCGCTCGGTGAAATTAAAATTACCGATGATCTTGTCGCTCAACCAGAAAAGTTTTTTCAAAATCCTAAAGAGGCAATGGTCAGAATTCAAACACTTGGTAGGGAACTACGTAATCAAATTGAATTTGAACGGGCTCGCCAAGAAAATAGGCCTCCTTTGTATTTAGAGCGTATTCCAACAGGGACAGAAAACGATCCGTTTCCTGCTGATAAACAGGGTTATTTGTTGGAACTCAAAAATAATGGTATTAATTTGAATGGCGTACATTACCGTACTAAAGATGGACTAAGAGTCATCCAGTGATAAAGGTGGAAAACTATGTCGAAACAAGATACAGTGGAGACACCTGATCTTTCCGAGCAGCTTGGGGGAGTTCCCGTATCCAGCTCTGACTCGGGAAAACCTACCCCTGCACGTTCTATTGATGTTCAGTCTCCTGGAATGACGGCGGCAGGACAACGGACTATGGTCCTTCCTGATGCGGCTAATCAAGATACTTTGTATTCTAAAAAGGTTCCCGATGAAGGAACTGGTCTTACGAGTGCTTATTTCGGTAGTTTCAATAAGACGTTGCTCGCACTCCCCGACATAGCTATCAATGCTTTAGCATACGGGGCAGAAAAATCTGGGCTGCTCGAGGCTTCTGATGATCCGCAGGCAAACCGAAATATCCTTACTCGGTTTTTTAACGCTGCCGATTATAAACAAAAACAGGAGTTGTTGTCTCTTCCTTTTGGTCTTGGTAGTGTCAGTATGGGCGCAGGAGAACCTAGGAAACCGACAACTTTTGGTGAAAAAGTTTTGGCTGGAGCAGGTGAAGCGTCAGCGTATGTTCCGTACATGATAGCAGGGCAACGTCCGTTTACCCCTGCTATTGTTGTGAACAGAAATGGTGTTTTGCAAGAAATAGGTACTGGTTCAGGTACCGCTGCTCGTGAGGCGATACAACGCGATGCTCTTATTCCTGCAGTTCCTGGGATTAGAGGTAGTTTAGATTACGCAGGTCGCGCTTTAGTCGGTGCTGCTAATGAAGGACTTAATGCTTTCGCAGCAAATCCAGCACGAGTAACTTTGGCAGAGTTACTTTCTAATGCTGCTTCTGGAGCAACGGGTACTGCTGAAGAAGAATTCACAGGTCACCGCACAGGTGTGGGAGATATTGCAGGGGGCACTCTCCCTACTCTGGCAGTAGCAGGAGCAAAACTGCTTTATAAATGGTCTCCTACTCGTAATTTACTTTCGTGGGCGCATGAGTCTTTGCCTTTTGGTTCTGGTAAACAAGCTCTAGAAGATAAAGCGCAAGAAACTATCGGTGTTGAAATGCAAAAAGCATTTGACAGCGCGATGAAAAATGGTAATTTGCAAGAAGCCCAGCGGATTGCCGAAGAATTTAAAAAAGCAGGGACTCCTTTAACCCTGACTCCTGCTGAATTATCGCAAGATACTACTTTGCGGTTAGGCCAAGAAGCATCACAACGCGCTGCTTCCGGAGAATCTGCGCGTAGGAATGTGGAACGTATTAATACGAACATAGAAACCGTACAAAATTTTCTTGATTTGAAAAACCCTTATAAAGAAGCCGCTCCTACAGCAGTAGTTTCTCAGCTCCATAGCATCACAGAAGGCGAACAAGGAGCTTTATCTGCTGCACAACGCGCTCTTCGCGAAGAATCAGAAGGACTCGCTGGTACATTCCCTAATGTAGAAAATAGGGCTACAGAGGGTGCTAATATTCGTCGTGCTTTGCAAAAAGCAAAAGACGATAAAAAGGTTGAATTAGATAAATTAGCGACGGATATTGGTCTTGACGAGGCTAATCCTGGAGCCTTGTTTAATCCTGTGAAAAAAGCGATTAGAGAAGCCTTTTTTGAAGGAACAGTTGATAAACCTAATGATGTAGATCGTTATTTGCCAAAAGTCATTCGTGATTTTGTGAACGATCAAGCTAGCGTCATAAATTTTCAAACTTGGAAAAAATATCGCGATAAGGTAGGCGATGAACTTTCTGCTGCTATTGCGAATAATCAAGGCAGTGATATTAAACATCTTGCCGAGTTTAAAGAACGGTTGGATACATTTGGTAATTTGTATTATTCTACCAATGAAAATTGGGTGAAGTTTAAAGATCGATATCGCGAAGAGTATGCCCTGCCTTTTGAACGTGGGATAGCCTATCAAGTTTTATCTCCTAGCAGTGCCTCACGGCCCAATGACATTCGTTACGTAACGAGTGATGAGGCTGTTGCGAAATCTTTCACGAAAAATGTTGAAAATGCTACAGACTTTTTAAATCTTTATAAAGATAAACCAGAAGCTGTTGCTTCTATGAGAAATGTTATTTTAGATGGGGCTAAAGATACCGCTGTGAAAGATGGTGTCATTATTCCTAGTAAACTAGAAACATTTATCACTAAGAATAGAGAGATTTTAACAACTCTCGGTTTGCACGACGAATTGTCTAATGTGCAATCTGCTGCTTCTGCTATGGCTGAAAGGCAGGTTGAATTAAAAGCTCGTCAGGCAGCTATTAATAGCGATAGGGTAAATAAACTGTTGGATAGAGTTAAATCTGCCGAGCTCTCTCCGGAACAGTACATTGACCAGCTTATTTCTAGACCAGCAGATATGAAGGCCATAGTCAGTAAAATAGATGCAGCTAATGATTCTGGACTTAAAGAGGCTTTTAATCAAGCTGTTTGGACCCGTTTACGGGAGACAAATGATATTTCTAATCCAGGAGGGTTCCTGCAAGCAATTAACGATAACCGCAGAGCTCTTGAAATGTCTTTGGGAAAAGAGCATCTTAAAAACTTAGAGACTGCTGCGAAGGGGATGGGATTAGCACTCTATGCAGATGCAGGAGCACAGGGTTCTGCTATGCAAACTCTTACGGGAGTTGATAAATTTGAACGGTACACGGGCATTACTCTTCCAAGTTTATTTAATGCTGTCCGTTCCGCAGGTCAAAAACAAGTTTCTCCAGAGTATCTCGCTTTTGCTTTCGGCGGAAGGTTCATCAATGCTCGCCAACGGGCGGCATTTGATCAGGTCATGGAAAAAGTTATGTATGATTCAGATTTTGCAAAACTTCTTGCTGAAAAAGCAGGGGCAAACGGTACTCCTACTAAACGCCAGCAGGATAAACTTCAGGGGTATATGTACAATTTAGGGCTACGTCCTGATGGACGTCCGTATGCAAAAGAAGAAAAACCTGAAGAAACTCCTGTAGAACCTTCTTCGGTGCTGCCCTCTAATCAATTGCCTGCCCCTAAGCAGCCTCGTACTTTTAAAGAGATGCCTGCCATACAAAACAAGCCCTTGGTTATCCCACAGGTATCTCCGACCCCTGTAGATACTCGTGGAGCACCTGTTGTTGTGCCTAGCACACCCACCACTAACCCTGAATCAGGGGTAAGTGGGAATACCATCACAGTTAATCCAAGACCCGGAACTGGCTACCCTACTCCTGCTGCCCCTCCCGTAGGACCAGCCGCTCCTCAAAAACGCAGTTCCATGGAATACCAAAACTTGTTCCCTAACGACCCGTTGGGGGCAATTCTCGCACAAAGGAGAGCAGGGTGAGAGAGAATTTTGATGAAGCCTTCTCGTTGGTTATCAAACACGAAGGTGGTTACGTAAATAACCCAAAAGATCCCGGAGGCATGACAAACCTTGGGGTAACTAAAAAAGTTTGGGAAGAATACGTAGGACATGAAATTGATGAGATGACAATGCGCCATCTTTCAATAGATGACGTAAAGCCCCTTTACAAGAAACTGTATTGGGACAAAATCCGTGGTGACGATCTTCCCGAAGGACTAGATTACGCTGCGTTTGATTTTTCTGTAAACAGCGGCACAGGTCGTGCAGCCAAGTTCTTGCAGCGCATCGTTGGTGCTAACCAAGATGGTGCAATAGGACCAGCTACGTTGAAAGCTCTTGAAGCCTGCAACGCAAGTGAACTGGTAACAGAACTGTGTGAAGAACGGCAGAAGTTCCTTGAATCATTGCCAATTTTCCCTACGTTTGGGAAAGGTTGGACAGCGCGTGTTTCAGAAGTTGAAAAACACGCTTTCCAAATGGCTACCGCCTAAATCAACCACTGTTTATAATCTTCTGCCAATACCTGCGTAGCAATATTTATCTTGTTACGCAGGGCCACCAAGATTTTTTCATCCACAGTTTTCTCAACGACAATATCAATATAAGTAACATTTTTAGTTTGTCCGATTCTATGTGCGCGATCTTCGCTTTGTAGCCGCACTTCCAAATCGTATCCATTACTGAAGTAGATCATTGTTGTAGCGGCAGTCAGGGTGAGACCATAACCCCCCGTGCGCGGTTGACCAATGAAAAAACGCAGTGGGTGGTCCATATCTTGGAAGTTTTTTACAATCTCAGGGCGTTCTTTATCTCCTGTAGCACCGTAGTAGGTATTGCAAGAGTCTTTACCATATACCTCAGCAATAGCTTTTTCAATCATGAGGATATCGTGGGTGTAGTTAGCCCAAATGATAACTTTCCCTGTAACTTCTTCCAAAGTTTCCATAAGCTCGTTTAGCTTATTGGAGGGTATTTCCTGTATTTCCCCTGTGTCGAGTTTCACAAAGCCAGAGCATACCTGTTGCAGGCGTAGCAACTGAGTAAGGATGTTTTGGGCTGTGACGGTTTCGCCATTTTCAAGTTCTGCTAGGGCTAGGCGTTTTAGCTGACTATAGATTTTAAGCTGCTCATCTGTAAGTTCTACGGTACGCTTGGTGTACAGCTTGGGTGGTAGATCTAAACAGTCTTCCTTACGGACTCTGAAACTAAACTTTTCAATAAGTTCTGTGAGCTCGGACAAGTTTTGGAAGCCCGTGATTTTATTAAAACTGTGTGATCCTATGCTGCGCCTGACCATAACAGCATACCTGTTTTGAAAAGACCAATAGGATTGAAACCCTAACAAATAGTCACCCAAGAATTCACATTGGCTGTAAAGGTCCAATGGTGATTGGGTAATGGGCGAACCCGTCATGATCCTGCGGTACGCTGCGTTTTGCCCGACCTTTACCACATTCTTAGTGCGTTTAGCCTTACGCGATTTAATTGTGGTACTTTCATCAACGACCATTAAACATGGCACTCTTCGCGTAAAGTTGTTGGCGAAAGCAGTGCCTTTGTCCGTGCTAAAGGCTTCAATGTTCATGACAACAATTTTTAGTAGGTCATCATCTGTGACAAAGGCACGGTCCAGTTCTTTTAACTGACGCTGTGTTTGCGAGGGCGACCATACAATAATTTCATACTGCACGTGGTCTGGCATGTGCGTGGGTAGCTCGTTACGTTCCCAATTTCTATAAACCCCTTTAGGTGCAATGATTAAAGCACCTCGGATTTTACCAGAATCGTAAAGCATACACATTGTATCAATAAGTATTTTAGACTTACCTGTGCCCATCTCACAAAACAAAGCATACTCTTGCTTGTCATGGGACTTAACTAGCGCGTCCATTTGATGCTGAAACGGCTTGAGTTTGAAATTATATCTTAACATTTGACCACTGCCCTTTCTGTTGGCTGGAACTTTACTATATAGGGGGGCTGGGCAAAAAACAAAAACTATTTTCTCATCGGACAAAAATTGCGCCGACGGAAAAACTAAATATAGTGGGATAGCGGGATATCAGATATTGGCGTGTAAATATTTTTATTGCATCCGTTTGCCAAAACCCCCCCTATTAGTAAAAGTAAGATAAAATAGTGCTTGTCTTATATTTTTGGCACGGGCATTATAGGTTTCCAATAACGGGGAGAAAGCCGTGACAGTTTATATTACTCAGGAAATGCGTGGACGGGATATATCCGATGCCGCTAGTTTCGGCGACCTTGATATACTTGTCCCTGCCAAAGACCAAATTGCTTTGTCTGCAATGCCTACTGTTAGGCGCATAGAACGTAAGCTGAGTAAGTTTACGGATAACGATTTCCTTATACTTTCAGGCGACCCCGTGTGCATAGGTATTTCCTGTGCTATCGCTGCACTAAGTAATAATGGGAAGTTTAAAGTATTGAAGTGGGACAGGTTGGAAAACAGGTATCTTCCAATAAGCATAGATCTATATCAGAAAGTATAGGAGAGCAGTATGTTTGAACAAGCAGCTACTAGCCTTTCGTCGCTTGGCGAAGGGGATTTAAAAGGTGTCGCTAATTTGGTCCGTAGGCAGTTGGATCTGGAGCATGAAATAGAATCACTTGACTACCTCGCAAAAGCCAAAAAGGAAGAACTCCGTAAAGTTTCGGAAGACCTGCTTCCCGCCGCTTTGGAAGAGCACGGGTTGCGTGAGCTTCGCATGGCGGATGGTTCTATTGTTACTGTCACACCTTTTTATGGGGCCAATATTCCAAAAGACCGCACACAAGATGCCTTTAATTGGCTGCGGTCTAACAGTTTTGGTGACCTGATTAAAAACGTAGTTTCCATTGGCTTCGGGCGTAACGAAGACAATGTAGCGAAAGATCTTATAAATGATCTTTCCGACAAGGGTTACAATACGTCACAAAAAGAATGGGTAGAACCTATGACTTTAAAGGCGTTTGTAAAAGAGCAAATCGAGGCAGGGCGTCCAGTACCTCAAGATTTGTTCGGTGTTTTCACTGGGCGTAAAACAAAGATCAAAGGAAAATGAGTCATGGCGAAAGATATGGTTGCTAAAAAAGAAACAGCTTTAACCACTGTTTCACCGATGAGTTTTGAAAACTTTGCTGGTGTCGGGCTAGAAGATGTCAGCACTCAAGACTTAGCTATCCCCTTCCTGCGTATTCTGGGGCAGTTGTCGCCACAGGTTAATAAGCGTGATGGGGCTTATGTGAAGGATGCTGAAGCAGGCATGATGTACAACACGGTACTTAACGAAGCGTACGATGGTACTGTGGGGGTTTCTGTAATCCCTTGCTACTACAATCGCCGCTATGTTGAGTGGACACCTCGTGAAAAGGGTGGTGGCTATGTTACAAGCTATGGCCCAGACGACCATGCTGTCCACACTACCCGTAAGGATGATCGTAACAACGATATCCTTCCTAACGGTAACTTGTTGACTAATACGGCGCAGTATTTCGTATTGCTCCTGCATCCTGAACTTGGACCACAGCGTTGCCTGATTACAATGACAAGCACTCAGCTTAAAAAGGCTCGTGTTTGGACTACCAATATGCAGTCACTTACAGCGCGTAATAGCGAAGGTAAGTTGTACACTCTGCCTATGATGTCACACGTATACGACCTCCGCACTGTCCCTGAAAGCAATGATAAGGGTAATTGGTTCGGGTGGGAAATTACCCGTGGTCGTATGCTTGATGAAAAAGCAGAGGAAGATGTAGAACTTTTCCAAATGGCAGTGGCTTTCAGCCAATCCGTTCGTGCGGGTGAAGTTAAGGTTAAAGAGCCTACTGAAGAACTCCGTGAAGCAAGCGATAATGTTCCTTTCTAATAAGTGAGGAAGTAGGGGGCGGCATTGTGCCGTCCCCTTTTGTTTTATGGGGTAGTTATGAAGAATGCTCAAAAGTTATTTGAACTTTTCGCAGGCAATGACCGTGCACATGGTACATTCCAAGTTTCTAATTCAGACGCAGAAGGCAAGAAAAAAGGTGCTGCAAGAGTTCTGCGTGAACAAACCACCATTGAACATTGGCAAAAGCATTTAGATGGTGAAGTTGGGCTGGGCATTATCCCTATCAAAGATAATAACTCATGCCATTGGGGTGCTATTGATATAGATGAGTATAATATCAATCATGCGGATTATACCAAACGCCTAGAAAAGTATAATCTCCCCGCAGTGGTTTGCCGTAGTAAGAGTGGCGGGGCGCATATTTTCTTTTTCTTTAAGAAAGAAATACCTGCCGAGGACCTTCAACCAAAGCTGACAGAAATTGCCGCTGCTCTTGGGTCCGCTGGTTGCGAAGTGTTTCCAAAACAAACACACCTGCTTGTAGATCGTGGTGATACAGGCAATTTCTTGAATATGCCTTATTTCGCTGGAGACAGGACTACACGCTACGGGTTTGATTTGGAAGGCAATTCGCTAGGGGTTGAAGAATTCATAGCTTTTGCTACCAAACGGGTATCAGACCCCGCTAAGTTCCTAGCCACTAAGATAGCCCCCTCCAAGGCACAAGAACTGCTGCCAGACGGTCCGCCATGCTTGCAACAGCTATGTGCTCAGGGTTTTGGTGAAGGCAGTCGTAACAACTCCCTTTTTAGTTTAGGGGTGTATGCTCGGCTTTCCGATCCCGATAACTGGGAACAGCTCATTGCTAAATACAATCTGGAGTACCTCAAGCCGCCATTGGGCCATGCAGAAGTAGGAACCATCATAAAGCAGTTGCAGAAAAAAGATTATTTCTACAAGTGTGAAGATCAACCTATTGCTAGTTTCTGCAACAAAAGTATGTGCTTGACACGTAAGTTTGGGGTTGGTCCTGGACAAACGAACAATGACCTTTCCAGCTTAACCAAAATTGATGGCGACCCACCCATCTGGATCCTTACTGTAGACAGTAAGCGTGTAGAGTTAAGCACGGAGGCTTTGGTTACGCAGTCTCAGTTCCAAAGGGAGTGTGTGTCTCAAATCAATAAGTTTCCTATCACGGTTAATGGTCGGGCATGGCAAACACGTATGCAGATGTTGCTGGATAATGTCACTATTGTGGAAGTGCCGCCAGACGCTACGCATAAGGGTGAGTTTGAAGACCTGTTGTTTTCTTTCTGCTGTGATAGGGCACGTGGTGAAACACGTGACGATATTTTGCAGGGGATTGCAGTATGGCTAGAGGGAAAAGTTTATTTTCAGATCAAAGACATTAAAAAACATTTGTCTGTGAATAACTTTAACCACTACACTTCAAATCGTGTCACGCTACGGCTAACCGACCTTAGTGCTGAAAAAATGTTTTGGCGCATCAAAGGTAAGGGGATCCATGTTTGGAGCTTGCCACAGGAATACTTTACAGGACCATTGCAGCCAGAAGAACAAATTGATTTACCTGAGCTAAAGCGGGGGAAAGATGTGTTGTGATATGAATATTATCCTTGGTCCTCCGGGAACAGGGAAAACAACGAGGCTTTTATCCCTTGTTGAACACTACATGGAAAGCGGAGTAGCCCCAGATAAAATAGGTTACTTCGCTTTTACGCGAGCGGCAGCAAACGAAGCGATGATGCGGGCGATGTACAAGTTTCGTATTAGCGAGAAAGAGTTACCGTATTTCAAAACATTGCATAGCCTAGCGTATGGTCAAATCGGGATTACGCGCCAACAGGTAATGACCTCTGACCATTATGGCGAAGTGGCGAGCTGGCTAAAGGTCGGTGGATTTGTAAGCACCTCTGAAGGGATGCTGCACTCAGAAAACGTATTGCAGTTGGATTTTGGTTACGGGGATAAATTTTTAGAATTAATAAATATGTCTAGGATCATGTGTAAGCCGCTACGTGAAATTTACAATTATTCCACCGTACCGCTCAAAACAGACTGGCAAAGGGTAGACTACGTAAATCGAGGATTACAGCATTACAAAGATAACCTAAACTTATTTGATTACACAGACCTTATCAGCGAATTTGTCACAAGAGATTTATCCCCGAAATTAGAAGTCGTATTCATTGATGAAGCCCAAGATCTTTCAGCCTTACAGTGGTTAATGGTCCGTAAAATTATAGCCAAGGCAGACCACGCCTACGTAGCAGGCGACGATGACCAAGCTATTTACAGATGGGCTGGTGCAGATATTGAACAGTTCATTAATCTTGAGGGCAATACAGAAGTTCTAGGGCAAAGTTACAGGATGCCCATAAGCCATCATCTCGTTAGCCAAAAGGTTGTAGAAAGAATACCTAAGCGCAGACAAAAACTGTTTAAGCCCCGCCTAGAAAATGGCGAAGTTCAGTGGCATCGCCATAGTGAAGAAGTGAATTTAGAAAAGGGAGAGTGGCTGCTGCTTAGTCGCACTAGGAAAGGCGCGGCTAAACTAGAGGAAGAAGTCAGGCAACGAGGGTTGCTCTACACGCATAACGCAAGCCGTTCGATAGACAGTGATGTGCTACACGCAGTACGTATTTGGGAAGCTCTCCGTAATGGCGAAAAAGCACGGCCTGTAGATATTCGTACCGTATATAAATACATGCTGCTAAATACGCAGGTTCAATACGGGTATAAGACCCTCCCCAATGTACGTGAGGAATCGTATTTAGGTATTGAAGACCTGATGGAACACCACGGGTTGATGCACACCCTCTCTTGGGAAGATGGATTAGGTCGCATTACAGACAGGGACCGTAGGTATCTTGTAGCCTGTATGAAAAAAGGCCAGACGCTGGATACAAAGCCCCGTATAACGATTTCCACTATCCATGCTTCTAAAGGGCGTGAGGCGGAAAATGTACTACTGACCACTGATTCTAGCGGTAGTACTCAAAGCATGTGGCGTAAAACAGGAACATCAGATGAAGATGAAACACGGGTGTTTTACGTAGGATTAACTCGGGCTAAGTATGGGCTGCATCTAGTGCACCCAATGCGTACCCGAGGTTATTTGATACCCCATTGATAAAATAGTTGTAGTCAACAACAATATCCAGTGGCTTAATAGGTTGTAAGTTGTTTAGGAGGTCTTGTGTTGCAGGAAGTTAGCGTCCCGTACTTTACCAAAGAAAGCATGTTGCAAGCCAACGATGAAGCTATTGCAAAAGGTTTCAACCGTTGTTTCGCACCAAGCACACTAGAATCTGCACTGGAAGCAGGGGTTAAATACCCTATAGCCGATGTGTATGAACACGATACCCATGCGCGTTTGAAAATTGTTTTTAACGCACAAGGTGATGAAGGCTGGTTGGATGTTACGTGGGAATACCTGCAAAAACTTCCATCCTTAGTTTGTGAAATACCTACCACTATCCACTGAAAATAACCCGCCATAGAAGGAGAAAGATCATGGCACATTTGATTGAAACAATGGCATACGCTGGTGAAGTTCCTTGGCACGGCCTCGGCACTAAGGTTGACAGCACTATGTCTCCCGATGAAATGCTTGTAGCGGCTGGTCTCGACTGGACCGTTAGCAAGCGTCCGGCGTACGTTGCAAAAAATACTTTCGTTCCTAACCTGTTTAATCCGCAGGCTACTAGCGAAATGCAGTTGGTAGAAGACAGCTTCTTTACAGTGCGTGATAGCGATAACACTGTATTGAGCCATTGTGGAACTGGATACACACCTTTCCAAAATGCTGAAATTATGTCGTTTTTTAAACGGTTCACCGATGCGGGTTCCATGAATATGGAAACTGCTGGTAGCCTGAAAGGCGGTAAAGAAATTTGGGCATTGGCTAAGTTGAAAACTGGTTTTGAGCTTGCGGGTGGCGATGAAATCAACGTCTACATGCTGTTGAACAATAGCCATCAGGTAGGTAAGTCAATGGTAGCTATGTTGACCCCCATCCGTGTGGTTTGCAATAATACTCTCACCCTTGCTTTGAACGACAAGGCGGCTAATAAGTTCCGAGTCTTGCATGTACAAATGTTTGACCAAGACATTATTAATTCCGCCGAAGAAGCACTGGGACTGAGCCAAGGGCAAATGGACAAGTTCAAGGAAGCAAGCACCTTCCTGTCCAACAAAAGGGCAAACACCTTTGATGTGGATAACTTCATTGCCGAATTGTTGCAGCCCCAGACCCTTATTGAACGGGCGAAGGCAGTTGCAGCTAACGATATGCCACCCCTGCGCGATGAGTTCAAGCGCAATGCCTTGGCGGTGGCCGAAGCCTACGAGTCCTCTCCAGGAAGCACGATGGCTTCTGCCAAAGGAACGTGGTGGGGTGCACTAAACGCTGTCACGTACGTTGTGGACCACCCCACACGGTCTAGTACAGAAGGCAGCGCATTGTATAGCGCATGGTTCGGCTCTGGTGCGAACCTGAAACGCAAGGCAATGGAAAAAGCTCTGCAGTACGCAGAAGCCGCCTAACTAGGGCTTGTCTTAACGGGGATCATGTGCAAAATGGTCCCCGTACACTTTAAGAAAGAGGGTGCTTGGTGGAAAAAGAACTCGTTGTTCATCCTAGTGGCTTGACCATTAGGAAAAACTCGTTCGATACTGAAATCATCAAAGAAGTAGCCCGTAGCTACGGCTGGATGGATGTTAAAGACAAAGTGGTACTGGATATCGGTGCTAACTTTGGAGCATATACCTCTTATGCTTTGAAAAATGGCGCGAAAGAAGTTTGGGCCTTTGAGCCTGAACCAGAAAACTTCGCCCTTCTGCAAAAGAATGTGGGCGATGACCCACGGGCTAAGATCTTCAATGGGGCAATTATCCGTGGTGAAAATACAACCATTGACTTTTACCTCACTACGGGTACGAATCACGGGAGCTACTCTATGTTTTCTTACCGTGGTCGTGAAAAAATCACTGTAAAAGCCCATCAGTATTCCAAGGTTCTCGATAAAGTCAAACCGCAGTGCATTAAGTGTGATTGCGAAGGTGCAGAATACGACTTTTTTGTAACCCGTATGCCAGAAAGTGTCGAGCAAGTCGTCATGGAACTGCACTACAACTGTCCTGCGGGGACCAGCCCTAAGTGGTATCACCAAGCATTAAAGATCACTGCAATGTTCGCGAATTGGGAAACTGTGAAGGAACCAAAGCGCAACGAAAAATTGTGGCATACAATCGGCGGGTGGAGAAAAAAGCAGTTGTCAGTGCAATAATCACCCCTTACCTTGGTATGGTAACTGTCGTAGAAAGGAGACAGAATATGTACTTTATAATCTGCGAAGGTGATAAAGCTCCTTACGAGTTTTATCAGTTTTCTTCCTTAAAACAGGCCCATGAAGCTAAAATCGTGAACGATTCAAGCATTGTTTACAAAGAGTTAGGGCAGTTAGAAGAAAACTATTCTAAAGAAGAACTTGACGCCATCTGGCGTAGCATGAATCTTTCTGTTAGTGACCCCCTTTGGTCTTTTAAAAGAGGGTTTCCAAACAAGAAAGTATCCGCTTCTAAACTGCACGACTATGTGCGGAAAGAAGCTATCACCCACCAGAAAAGGGAAACTGTTATGAACGAAGCTGTCGCCGTTGAAAATACCCCGAAAGTTGAAAAAGCCCCTAAAGCGGCCCCTGCTCCTAAGTCTAATGATAAAGATACCATTACAATCTTGGTAGAAAAGATCTCCGGTCGCGACAACAGCGTCCGCAAGAAAAACCTTGAAATGATCTATGCGAGCAAAACTGTAGGTGAAGCAGTAGATGCTTACATTGAAAGCGGTAGTGATCGTAAAACAGCGATTACGTTTATCCGTTGGGCGGTTAACCAGAAAATGATCGCACTCGGTAATTAATGCTATGATCAAAGAAAACGTAGAATTGTTTTTCTATTGGATCAATGAGCGGCATCGTATCTACCTCAAAAAGGCTGCGGGGGAACCGCAGCCTTGGACCACGGATACTATCTTGCAAACGTATAAGTTTACGAATGCTTTCCGTGAGTTAGATAAAACAACGGTGTGGATGCGTAAGAAGTTTACGGGTCCGCATCACAACAGGCCTCCTGAAGAAATATTTTTCAACTGCTGCTTTTTCCGCATGTTCGGTACGATGGAATTTGCAGCGGCCCATGACTGGGTAACAGAGTGGGATCCTGAAAGCACTAAGCAGCTTGCTAGGTCTATGCTAGATAAAAAGCAAAAAGTGTTTACAGGAGCCTACATAATCACTAATCAGGGGCTTAGTTTGCCTAAAGAGCAGGTGGTTGTAGACTACTTTCTCACTCCTGTTTGGAATGATCGTAAACAAATCACTGAAACAGGGTTGGGCAGCAACTCCCTCCAGCAAATACACAACCATCTCGGTCTGTTTGTAGGCTGGGGTGGCGGAGGCTTTATGGCTTATGAAGTGGTTACAGATCTAAACCACACGATCATGCCATTGGCACACGATAGGATGACATGGGCTAATGCTGGTCCCGGAGCAAAGCGTGGGCTGAATCGTATTCATGGTCGTATGCTAACAGATACCCCTAGCAAGCGCGACTGGAATACAGAAATGTATGAATTGTTGCAATGCAGCAGTGAATACCTAGAGCCACATGTCCCGATGAATGAAGTTGATATGCGTACGATTGAACACAGCTTGTGCGAGTGGGATAAATATATGCGTGTTAAGCTAGGCCAAGGAACTCCCCGTAGTTTATACAAAGCATCAGCCTAAGAAAGGGTATGCTATGAAAGTTGACCTATTTTATCTTAGCCCTAATCCTTATGGGGGTTGGGTCACCTACACATCACATCTTATTGATGTTCTGCAAGAATCAGAAGTTGAAGTCGAATTATTTAAAATTCGTTCGCGTTCTGAAAAAACTACCCGTGATTTCGGTTACGGTAAGCGTTATCGTAATATTAGTATGGCTGAAGCCTTATCCCGCACTAATAAGAAACTGATTGTAGCGGCGGCAAAAACCTTCCAAGAAGAAAGTTCAACCCTATATAAAGAAGGTGGGGCTGGATTAGTTGTTCATGATCCTACGGAACTCAAGAATCTTCCTGCTTTGGATGGTCGGGTCATTGTTATTCGTAAGGTGGGGCTTGAAACAATCCCACAAGCTACCTTTATCCGTCACCCCTATATGATGAGGGGTGTGTACGAAATTAACGATAAACGCACCCATGCAATAAGCGTCAGCCGTATTGATTTTGATAAGCACACCGATATCCTGTTGGATGCAAACAGGCTGTTGCCAGACGACTTTAAAATACAGATCCGTGGTTTTGAAAACCGTATCTATACTCGGTTTAAGATTATTCCCAATTATCCAGAATGGGTTCAATCAAAAGCTGCGTATCCCCGCACAAAAACAGCGGCCCTTGAATTACTGTTTCAGTCTCACTACAATGTAGATATGAGCCAAATTAAGGGTGATGGCGGGGGTAGTCAGTACACTTTCCTTGAGGCATTTGATGCTGAATGTGTGAACATTATTCATAAAAGCTGGATACGGCCCAACGACGATATGGTCCCGTTTGTAAATTGCTTGGCAGTAGAAAATGCTGAGGAACTAGCCGACATCCTTAACAGTATCCCTAGCGAAGAAGGCTTGCGCGACATACGTGCTAACGGGCTTACTTCCCTAGTTAATCTGCACAACTACGTTGTAATAGGCGAGCAATACCGCGAGTTCTTTAAAAGCATATAGGTGGGTTATGTTTACAATACAGGCTAGAAACGTCTCTGAGGCACTCTACTTAGGCGTACAAATGATAAAAACTGCTCCTTTGGCTGAAAGCCGTGCAGGGGCAGTTCATGAAATGATTGGCCCTGTTATCACTACTTACACAAATCCGTGTGAGCGCGTTTTGTTTTACCCTGAACGCGATGCTAACCCGTTTTTCCATTGCCTAGAAGGGCTTTGGATGTTGGCTGGTCGTGACGATGTAGAGTGGATTAGCTACTACAATAAGCGTATGAAAGAATATTCTACTAATGGGCACAGCTTCCACGGTGCTTATGGCGCAAGATGGCGTAACTGGTTTGATAAAGACCAGCTTGTTAATGTTATCTACAGGTTGAAAAACTACCCCAATGACAGGCGAACGGTCCTTGCTATGTGGGATCCTGTCCATGATCTGCGGTCAGATAACGACTACAAAGATATCCCGTGCAATACCCATATCTACTTTAAAGTGCGGGAAGGCAGGTTGGATATGACAGTGTGCTGTCGCAGCAATGATATGGTGTGGGGGGCATACGGAGCCAATGCTGTGCACATGTCTATGCTGCAAGAATACATTGCAGCTATGATCGGAGTTAGTGTCGGTTACTACCATCAGATGAGCGACAGTTTCCATGCTTATGTGGAAACGCTTAAGAAGGTAGAAAACATCTCGCCAGATTACGACCCATACCTACATCTCGGCGAAAATGGGGGGCACTACAAGCCTGAACCACTGGTTACGGACCCCCAAATGTTTATGTTTGACCTTAGCTGTTTTTTCTTAGACTTTGAAGATGAACTGTACTCCAATTCATTTTTCAATGGCGTGGCCGGACCCATGCGTAGAGCATACAGGGTTTGGAAAAACGGAGACAAGCTAGACGGTATTCGCATAGCTGAAACAATCACATCTCTCGATTGGCGTAAGGCATGTGTAGAATGGATGCAGCGGAGGCTAAAATGACAGAACCTACACATAATTTGAATATTGTGCAGAACTTAGCCAATGAAGACTTCGTTAAGCTCTGCCACGCACAAGAAAGCTATGGCAATAGCTGGAAACGTCGCGGCGGAGTAGGGGCTTTTATGATGCTTGCCCGTAAATGGGACCGCATAGAAAATCAGGTTGGGAAAATGAAATACGATGTTTTTGCAACTATTGCTGACGACCCTAGCAGCACAGGCATCATTGATGATATACGCGATCTACGTAGATATCTGCTACTTGTAGAAGCGGAGATGATCGGTAATGGAATTGTTGAACAAGACAATGCAAGCGGTTTGTGAGTGTGGCAAGGAAAGTCGCACAGTGACCTTCCGAAACCTAAAGAATAGATGGCCCCGCTGCCCGTGTGGTCACGCCATGAAAGTGAAGTCAAATGCAAATACCTTTGTTCACACAGCCGACCGAATGGGTGATGCCGGACAGCTTCCCCAATTTATCACACGCAAAAGAAGTGGCGATTGACCTTGAAACGTATGATCCGCACCTTACTGTTCGTGGAAGTGGTTGGCCTCGCGGCGATGGTCACGTTATTGGAGTGGCTGTTGCTGTTGACGGTGATGCTTGGTACTTCCCTATCCGTCATCTTAATGGTGGTAATCTGGATCCTCGTCGCACCCTTGCATGGGTTAAAGACCTTTGCAGTGATGCTACAAAAACCTATGTTTTCCATAACGCGCCATATGATGTCGGTTGGCTTAAAGCTGAGGGGATAGAAGTCCTAGGCTTTATTGCAGATACGATGGTTATTGCACCTTTGTTAGATGAGAACCGCTTTAGCTACAGCTTGAACAATCTGGGCAGGGATTACCTAAACGAGCGTAAAGATGAACGCTTGCTAAACGAGTCAGCTAAAGACTTCGGGGTTAACGCTAAAAGTGAGATGTACCGACTTCCTGCCGTTTTTGTAGGAGCCTACGCAGAGCAAGATGCTGCAATGACTTTACGGTTGTATCAGCATTTTAAAGGGCTGATTATAAAGGAAGAAATCAGTAGCATTGTTGAGTTAGAGCTCAAAGTTCAACGTGTCACGATAAAGATGAGGGAAAAAGGTGTACGAGTTGATTTGGAAAAGGCTGAGAAAATTAAAATCGAGCTACAGAATAAAGAGCGAGATATTCTCAGTCATATTTTACGAGAGTATGGTGTCCCTGTTGATATATGGGCTGCTGCTAGTGTTGCTCGCGCTTTTGATGCTGCTAAATTAGAATACGGCAGGACAGCTAAGACCGACGCACCTAGTTTTGGTAAGAGCTTTTTAAAAACCCATAAACATCCGCTTCCTAGGATGATTGTTCAGGCTCGCGAATTGAATAAGGCGTACACTACCTTTATCGACGCAATCCTTAAACATCAGCACAAGGGCCGTATCCATGCTGAAATACACCCATTGCGTAGCGACGAAGGCGGCACGGTAACAGGACGCTTTAGCTATAGCGACCCTAATCTACAGCAGTTGCCTGCCCGTGACCAAGAAATTGGCCCTATGATCCGTAGCTTGTTTCTGCCAGAAGAAGGGCAGTTGTGGGGGGCTTTTGACTATAGCAGCCAAGAACCTCGGTTAGTGGCTCATTATGCGAGTTTGCTAGATCTTACGGGTGCTGCCGATTTTGTAGAGGAGTACCAAAAAGATAAGTATTCAGACTTCCACCAGATTGCTGCCGATATTGTGGGTGTCCCACGCAAAAAGGCTAAGGATATCAATTTAGGGCTTTTCTATGGGATGGGCAAAAATAAATTGGCGGACCAGCTTGGGCTAGACCTGCCGGAAGCTGAAGAACTGTTTAAAATTTACCATGAGCGCGTCCCCTTCGTGCGGCAGTTAAGTGACTACACTTCTAACAGGGCTTCTACTAAAGGGGTTATACGGACACTGCTAGGCAGGCGATGCCGCTTTGACCTTTGGGAACCTATGAAGTATGGCATACATAAGCCACAAAGCTACAAGGACGCCCATGCAGAGCACGGGGCTAGTATACGTAGGGCTTTTACCTACAAGGCTCTGAACAGGCTCATACAGGGGTCTGCTGCCGATCAAACAAAGCAGGCAATGGTGCTGCTGTATGAACAAGGCATTATGCCCATGATCCAAGTTCATGACGAGCTGGATATTAGTGTGGGTGATCCCGCTGTAGCTAAGAAAATAGCAGAGATTATGGAAAACTGCGTGGAACTCGCAGTACCAAGTGTGGTGGACGCAGAATTCGGCCCTAATTGGGGGGAAGCGAAACTAAGTTTTGAAAAGGCAAAGAAATGATAAGCACGACGGATAAGCCGCCGCTCATTGAACGTATGCAGACAGTGCGTTCGGCGGCGTATATCAAAAGATTTCATACCGTACCTACTGTGGGAGACAGCCAAACAGTGAGCGCACATTCTTGGGGTGTTGCTACCCTGCTGAACGAAGTATGGCCGGATGCGAGTAAGCAGCTTATTCTAGCAACCCTTTACCATGATGTAGCAGAAATTCTCATTGGAGATATCCCTTCTACAAGTAAATGGAATTTTCCTGAGTTTGCAGAAGCCTTGCAAAAAGCCGAAAAGAAAGCCGAGCAAATGTTGGGGCTGCAATTCGCTTTGAGCGAAATTGAAGAACGGCAGCTAAAAATTTGCGATATGCTGGAACTACTTATGTTCAGTGCCGAGCAGATTAAACTCGGTAACCACTATTTTGACCCCGTATACATCAATGCGTATAAGTACCTGCATGTCAAATTCCTCGGCACACTGGAATTTGACAGGGTAAAACCCGTGATCCAGTGGATCGAAAGCACCAGACAAAAATTAAAGGGTGTTTGACAAAATGATGCTTGCAATGATATTGTAACGTAATATACTGGTAAGGTGTTCAAGAAAGGAACGCCTATGAAGTACGCAGAACTCACACGTGAAACTTTCGACCAGCAGGTTCAGGCAGAAGCTAACGCTTACTCCTGTTGCTGGTATCATGGTTCTGGAAAATACACGACTAACTATTTTCCTACCCTGAAAGAAGCACACGAAGAACGTGACGAAATACGGGCTGCTTTCCCCCATGCTCGTATTCTGATCTATGCTATTGTTGTTGGTCCACTAGGGCCAACCCACCAGACGTTAGTGCCATGAATATATTTGTTCTGAGCACTCAACCTGTAGAAGCAGCCAAGTTCCATTGCGATAAGCACATCGTTAAAATGCCGCTGGAAACAGCACAGATGCTTTGTGCTGTGTACGATCGCTATGGCGAAGAAGCTCCTTACAAAGCTACTCATGCTAACCATCCATGTACTGTGTGGGCGGGACAAAGTATTGAGAACTATAAATGGCTTTGGAACTTAGGTCGCGCTCTATGCGATGAGTATACTTATCGTTACAGAAAAATACATGCGTGTGCTGAAGTATTAACGCTAGTCAAGTGCCCTCCCGTAGGGCTTACTAGTAGGGGTTTTACTAAATTCGCGCAGGCAATGCCTGACGAATACAAACATCGTGATACAGTTTTTGCATATCACAATTACTACAGGGGTGCAAAATCTGATATCGCTGTGTGGACTAAACGTGAAGTACCGTGGTTTATGGAGAAACAACATGAAATTAAATGACTCCCCACTCATGATAATAGCTATTTCCCTACAAAGGGCAGGTGGGATTAAACCGCTCACTTACGCGACGGGCCTTGATACTTCAACCATTTACGGATGGCTGAAGTTTAAAAACGTCCCTAGTGAGTATTCCATTGAAAAGCTACAAAAATACCTCGGCATAGAAATAGAAATAGAAAACATAGGCTATGCACCTGTTAAACACGAATTCACCCGCGCTGAATCTAGCCCCGTGCAAGTTAATAGACTGCCAAAACCTACTTTCGTTGAGGATTTGGTAGCTATTCAACGTCATGGGCACAGCGTCAATGGGCATCCCATAATGTTTGGTGTGGTTGAAGGCACAGATGAAACTGTTTTTGTCCCGCCAAGCGTTAGCTATGAACTCGTAGCAAAACTGGGCGGCATCATACCTAGAGGGACAAAAGCAATGATGTCCCTTGCCAAAGACGTAACTGGTCGTAGTGACTTTGCAGCGAAAGGATTAATTTAATGGAAATGCAAGACGTACTAACTGAAGCCGCCCGTGGGATTAACAAAACCACAGAAGCATACGGCAGTATCTATCACCTGTATCGGCAAGCAGCACTCAGTGCCACTGTCAAAATAGGCAAAGAAGTTACAGAATACGATATTGTCATTATGCAAATGGCTTTTACCGAAGCACAAATGACCTTGAACCGTCTCGATTTGCAGGCATACAGTACCCTAGCCACACTTGCGAGCTTGGCTGGAGGCTATGCTAAAACAGATGTGGTTGATAAATCCGGTCGCCCATCGTTTGTAGCAGAAGTTGAAGAACGCCTTACCCAAGATATACGGGACATGGCCCAGAAACTTGCTCCTAACAATGGGGAAAACCCTGCATGACCAGAGCGGAAGTAGATTTGCTCCGCGAGAAATTGCGCTCCCTAGAGGAAACTCTAGGGGGTGACAAGGTAGCGGCGATTATATTTGAATTAACCCCGCAGGAAAATGCGGTGTTCAAAGCATTGTATGAAAGAATTTTAATTTCCAACAATGCTTTAGACGCGCTTGCTTCACTTAACGGCAGGCAGAAAGATCACTACAGTTATTCGATGCCCAAAGTCCTTATTCACAGGATAAGGAAAAAACTCGCACCGCATGACATCCAAATTCTCTCTTCCAACGGGCACGGGTACTACATGACCCCCGAACATCAAAAGAAAACGAAAAAACTTATAGCGGAGTACGGACATGCAAAAGGATGATACCAAAGCAATGGTACAAATCGCTATTGTTTATATCCTTATTTTGTTAATTTTTATCTATATCGGGTACACACGAACGTGAGTGGCTGGATGTCCAAAAAACGATCAGCAGACAGTAAGTTTGAAACAGAACAAACTTTCTACACCGAAGCTCTTAAACTAGGTGTGCCAATGGATATTTACAACGGGGACATATACGTCCCGTTCAATAAAGAAATGGCAGATCTGGCTAAAAAGTACTCCCTTCACCACGCTCCGCTTCAATCTACCAAAGATGGAAAGATGTGGATGCAAGTCAAATTCGCATACGATCCATACTACACTCCTAACGGGTACGAAGCTAAATGGCTAAAGAAACACGAGCCACGGACCTTCGCCCCTAAGCTGTTAAAGGATTCGTGATGTTTAGGATCTTTGAAACACTTTTCCTTGGGGCTGTAGCTGTAGTGTTCACCATTTCTATAGCGTTCACCATCGTAACCGTAGTCGACAAGGTCGCTAGTATGCCTAAGTGTGAAAGGAAAATCCAATGGACATCGTTGAAGTATTAAAAGACTCGCATGGGTTTTTAGGAGACCCTTTACACCGCGAAGCATGGGAAGAAATTGAACGGTTGCGGGAAGCATTGCGTGAGTTAGCAAGCACCACCTACCATTCAGTAGATGACTACAAAGAAAGAGCTCGTGAAGCCTTGGGAGGCAAGTGATGGACATTGTTGAAAAGTTACGATTCTACGTTACAGGCAGATACGACATCAACGCTGCCGCTGACGAGATTGAACGGCTGCGCCAAGATAAAGCAGAGCTGTTAGGTGCACTGAAACACATAGTGCATTGGCATGATCAGCTTTCTGCAAACGACATCGCCAAAGCAAAAACCGCCATCGCCAAAGCAACGGGAGGTGAGTGATGAGTGCCGTAGACGACGCAAAAAAATACCTATCCTTCCGACCACCTATGGAAAACAAAAGAAGTTATGCTTTGCATCCAGACGTGCTTGTCGATGGGTTGTTAGGCGAGATTGAACGGTTGCGGAAAATTGTTATCAGATTGAACATGGTTATTCCTGATGATGATTACGCCTTACTGCCCGAAGAGATGAGGAAAACAATAGAAGCACTAGCGGAGAAAAAGTGATGGATCATATGATTGATATGGCGGACGCTGATCCCGCAGTAATGCGTTTTCGGATGGAGAAAGAGCAAGAACGCAAAGCCCTGCGCGACAAGTTAGCAATGGCGGCACTAACAGGGTTAATCACTCGGTCTGGAACATACTTTGACACTGATCAATTTGATCAATGGGGGGTGTGGTCTTACAAGATTGCCGATGCCATGATGAAAGCACGGGGGGCTAAGTGATGGACATTGTTGAAAAGTTGCGGTTTTGCGTCATAGGCAGATATGACATTGACGCGGCCGCTGACGAGATTGAACGGTTGCGGGAAGCCAATAAAAGATTAGCTGAGATTGCCACCGATGCAGTTGAGTGGCTTCCTCCTGCGTCTGTTAATGGCCCAAGAGAAAAATATCAAAATGAAATAAAGGAATTGACTGAGTGATCATCCAGCTAACCCCAACCATCCCAATGGACACGCCCAAAGGCCCAGCCAAGGCCCACTTCCTGATTGACTATGGGCAGGAACACCATCTGCTCTGGGTATGCTTTCAAGATGACACGGGTGAGTGCTGGACATGGCCTAACCCAAAAGTCAGGCTACAAGAAAATATTTCAATGGACCAAACAAGGGAAACAGGAGAAAGAAAATGAGTGCACTGTTAGAAGCTGCTTATAGATGGGTGCAAATTGAAACCGCTGGAGCGGACATCCGTAGGGACCAAGAAACACAAGATCTGTATGCTGTGGCAGAAATCCTCGCTCGGCGGAAGTTCAAAAAGCTGCTGGAAATGGAAGTAGGCGAGGAAATCAAACACAACAAGTTAGAAGAACAAATTGCCCACTCTGTGCACGAACTGTTTAATGGAGGACACCATGTATAATGATTGGAGTGTCGAGGACCGTATCTTTGCCATCGAAGAGTCCAAACGCGGGGCTACTGCTGCTGCTATAGCCCAAAGGTTAGGGAGAACTCGCAACAGCGTGATAGGCATGTTGTTTAGGGCTCGTGGTAAGCAGGCATTCACCCGTGTAAATGTTATGTCTGCTGTCTCTCGCCCGAAAAAAGTCGCTCCCAAAGCCGTGCCTCGTCTTGGGAAAATTATACGATCTCCCATCGAGCCTGAAACAGGAATTGACTTTGCAATGGCCTCACCGCTCAAAGAGAGAGAGGGTAGTTATGTAAAGCTCATTTATCGCAGGGCAGGTTTTGAATGTTCCTATGTGATAGGAGAGACCCAAGGAAAAGATACAATCTGCTGTGGAGAGTCAGTTGTCGGGTTCGGGAGCTGGTGTCAAACTCACAGAGATATCGTATTCAGAAAGAATATCCTCTAATGGCTAAAGAACTTCCTTTCTTCTTTTACGTAGACGAAGAGTGTGAACGCTGTCAGAAAATCGCACTCTGCGTAGAACTCACCGTGTTAGAGCACACAAATCACATCGGTATTATCTGCGAAGAATGTGTGCACGAAGGATTTGATAAAGCACGGCGATACAAACGAGAAAATACTGAAAAATAAAGATAAAATAACTGTTGTCTGTAGTAAGTCATACATTACTATAGGGTTTGTTACTGGTATTAGCTCGTAGAAAGGAGCCTCGTTATGAAATGCAATGTAGTTATCCATGACCTAGAACATCTCCACGATGTTCGTAGCTTTGCAGAAACTGTTGATGCTTACGACCAATTCAGCAAGGCATGGTCTAGACTTACGTTTCTAGCTGCAAACTACGCACACAATCCTCGCCATGAAGAAGTAACCTTGTCCATTGGCAAGGACTGGGCAGAGTATAGTTTTGGTTGGGCCATCAGCGATAAAACAGGCCGTTTGCTCAACGGTGGCCTAATTTATCACGGCACATCACAAACTAAAGACAACCTTAGTGTCCGCATGGTCAGTGATGGCGAAAACCACGAATGGTCCATCCATACCTAAGGAACTTCAACCATGCACGGACTAGTAGTGGCAGTCGCCATATTTATCGTAGTCAGCTATGTTTTTTCAGGAGAGTGGAAATGACCGACATCAATGAAAAGTTAAGTGAACAGTTTGAGTACAGCATATCCAACACCGTCCGGTATTTCAGTACGCTGGTAGATAAAACTGTTTCTCAAGCCGAACAAATAGAAAAACTAGAAAACCGCTTGCGCCGCTTTGAGCTTTTGTTTGACGGACTACAAGGTATTGAAAACATAACGAGCAGCCTGCAAATTCTTGACGAGCGCACAGCTAGGCTAGAAGAAGACTTTTCTACACTAGACGACAAAGTTGCGGACACTGAAAGCAGGCTTGACAACCTTGAAGAGTCAGCTTCGGAAGATGGTATCACAGACAAAATCCGCGATACCCTCAACGGCGCAAGAATAACCATTGACATTTAAGGGGATGAACATGAACACGGTATTGATGTTTCGCAAAAAACCCGCTATTGAAGTATGTGACCACCCCATACTGAGTAGCAAAACCCACAGCATCGTAGGGTACGACTACCCCATGATGGTGAAGGCAATAGGCTTTGAGCCTAATGTCAGTGACGATGAAGATAAAGTGCGGTGGAGCTGGTCCTTTAAAATAGATGGTGACATCTGCGCCATTTGGGACTGGAAAGGCAGTGCTGACTTCAAGTGCTGGTCTGCCTACGGGCGGTACGAAACACTTGAAAAGCTGTTTGGGAGGAGCGTCAGTGGCCTTTGACCGTGACCCTAACGGGAGCTTCCGTATTTTCAAGGTGGGGACTTCGGTCTCCACCCTCTCCAACGAAAAAGGCACGGTGGTGAAGATCGCCGCCAAAATCCATGTGAAAATCAATACTAAAATTGTCAAATTCTATAGTTACGAACTCGAGATAATTACTTGACAAAATAGTGATTGTCAGGGCAATATCTACAGCTATACTGGTATTGTAAATAAATGTCTGAGCCACAGAAAGGGCCGACCAATGACCAAGATGTCTTACCAAGAATTCACAATGGCTTATCGCATCCTGCGTATGCACTTTGACGATATGTCCGACTGGATGCAGTGCGAGCTGCATGAACCAATGGCAATGGTTAAAGAAGAAACAGCCCTGTGGAAAGCTGGTGGCAAAGAGCCAGACTGGGCAGACTACGCAGAATGGTTTAACCAAATCTGCATTGAAGACGGTATGCCAGCTTTGTTTGTAAGTGACGAGGTGGCGGCATGATTAAGCAATTCGTCGTAAACTTTTTGGAAGATCTGTTTGAACTAGTAGGCATCGCCTGCTTTATCGCAGCAATTATCGTGTGGAGTATGGTGTGATGGAAGACAAAGTATTTGAAGCTCGCCATCGCAACGAGTTACTGCGTACTCTTAGTATGCAGGATGCCGAGTACATACAGACACTTAATGTGCACGATCTCCAGCGTTATCTACAAGAGCGTATTACGCAGGATATGTCTCATATTACCAATAAAGGTCTTGAGATTCTAATTGAAACCTACGACAAGGACGGTTACCATGCAACAGCTTAAAATCAGACTGACTAGGGGCGCAGAACTGAGCCTAGTGCCAGATACGCACGACACAACAGAAGTCGCTCTCCTCATGGACGGTAACATCCTTGGGGACGTCAGCCGTAATAACACCCCAGAAGATCTGGCAGCGATATTCCAAAGGGTCACTAACTGGGATTACTCCGACTTTATACAAGAATTTGATAAAGCGGAAGAGCAACCATTGCCCAAGTACATCGTGGAGACAGAGGCTAAGTACTACGACACTGTAGGCTGTGAAGAACTTAGTGAAGCGATGGAAGTGGTTACCGACAGGGTGTTGGCACACGGCGGAGAGAAAGATGTCAAAATTTACGACGGTCACACCAATAAAGTCATAGGGGTATTCGGTCCCTCCGTCGCCGCTTGGTTCTTCATAAATCCAACCGTGTAAAGGCTCGCGATATGAAATACCAAAATCCAACTAAATTTAAATGCGAAATCACTCTCATTGAATTTGACCTCTCTCCAAAAGAAACAGGTAATCATTATCTTACCTACGCAGAGTGGAATAACGAGTGGGGTGAAAATCAATACGCCAGTGGTCCAGCAATGCCTGACCACATCAGGCTACAAGTCGCACTCCAAATTGCAGGGGATCTCGTTATTTCTCACACCATGTCAGAAAAATCACTGGAAGTCGTTAAAAAATAAATCTTAGGGGGGGCATCGCTCCCCTTTTTCTTAACCATCGGCAATCATCTATTCATCACATACGGCTGCGATTAGTCCATTTACCAGCCATACCTAACCACCAACCAGTAATTCTATGCAATCGCAAACCCTCGCAAAACAGGTGATTTGGGGGCATCTTATGGGTTTTTTGGTGGCTGGACCACGGACTACGGACTTTTCTCTTAAGGGAAATGGAGATACAGGAGCAAACTAGAACAAAACAACAAAGATATGAGATATGGTTTTTCCAGCGGAGTCCATTTTTGTTTTTTGGAAAGTCCTTTTCTGTGATATTTAGTATCATCTAACGTTTCCAATAGGTTAGTCCACTATCTGTCCGATATCTCCCAATATCAATCAAAACTATTTCCGCTACGCGAAATGGAAAAAACAGAAAATAAAAACACGATCTTGGCGAACTTCAGCGTATATCCGTATCTTCCTTATTTTGTTCTAGTTTCAGAGATATTGAATCCAATAGCTTCACTCCCTTAAGAGAGAAGTCTGCAAAGCACTGGTAAGACGCTTTGAAACAGGTTAAAAAGAAGGTCTTCACCGTAACAGAAAGGGCAGAAGCATGGCAGTCGCCAAAGAGACTCATAAGCCGCTAATGAACATCTTAGCCAACCCTAGGACCGAGCGTGGTCTTACCGTTAAGCAAGAGAAATTCTGCAGGATTTATGCAACCAGTGACGTAACGCAGACAGAAGCCGCTCGTCTCGCTGGGTATGACGAAAAGAATTCTGCATGGGTAGCCAGCAGATTCCTTAACAACAGAGATTATCCTCACATCATTGATCGTATAAAGGAACTGAAATTAGAACTCTCTGTTAAATACGAAGTCACGTTTGATAATCATGTACGCAAGCTGGCAGAAATCAGAGACGCTGCATTACTCGCAAGCAATTTCCCCGCCGCCGTCTCGGCAGAAAAATCCCGTGGTCAGGCAGCAGGGCTGTACATCTCCCGCCAAGAAATTCTGGTGGGCAAGATTGATCAAATGTCTAAAGAAGAAGTCATGACTGAGATTCGTAGGCTGCAAGCAGAATTCCCGCTGCTGATACAGGATACGAACCCCAAAAAGATGATTGAACACGAGGCTATTGTAGATGACGCCGGAAAAGAAATTATGGCAAGACTTGAAGAAGAAGACGGAGACGAAGGTCCACTGGACGCGGATTGAAGCATGGGTCGGGGCAGGTATCCCTGACCTCAACGGAGCGGTCTCCACGGGCTCCCAGATTCCGGCAAATGGGATTGAATTTTGGCTGGAGCTGAAGGTTTGCAGAACAAAGGTCTACAAACCGAGTAATCTGTGGCGTCCTCAACAAATCGCTTGGCAACACAGGAGATCGTCAATTTGTTCAAATGTCTTCAACTTGGTCAGCCACCCTTTGTCGGGCTGTCTATATATTTATTTGGGTAGCCAAGTGAGACGATTAGTGGACGAAGGTTCGGGGTCCGTGAATCCTGTCTGGTCGTCCTTAAAGACGGAAGATTGGACCGAGAGTATGATAGCGTTTATCAAGGACCACGTACATTCGACGATGGGAATTATTGCGCCGAAAGATGAGACCGCTCATTCAGAGAGAGCCGTTTGAAATCTTGAATGGTTTTTTGGAACCGCTCATTTAGAGGATGGGTAATCTTCTTTTCATCCGTCGTCAAATTTTCTTCATCATCAAATCGTCTAATCTTCTTTAATTCTTATTGTCAAATCGTCACCGCCGATCTAGAGAGAGGAAGAACCGATGATGATTTGATGACCCGATGACTTTGATTAATAGACCTGGGGAAGATTGGATGATCCGACGACCGGACGGACGGACCGAATACGTATTTTTACGTACGTATTTTTACTTATCATTTTTTGTTTGTAATCTTTTGGTAAAAATGCCAGAATGAATTTGTTGGTAAATGGTTATCAACATAAACAAAGGATATTGATTATGACTAAAACAAAAAACACTAAGTCCCCCGTCGCGGTCGCAGGAAATACGGTCGCAGAAAATGTCGCATTATTCGGCGCGGTCAATGCTCCGGTCACGGTCCAAGCTCTTCGGGCATGGGTCAACACTAATGCTGGTGGAAATTGGTCCAATGTGAAAATTGTCCCGCAAGCGAATGTCGTGGCCGATTATGTCGGGCAGGGATTGAAAGGTCCGGTCCCATTTGGTTATAATGGAAATTCGCAGGGGACCCGCGCAATCCTGCAGAACCACATCCTGTCGGTGGAAAATTTGGCTCAGCATTGGATCTGGTGCAAGTCTCAGAAGGGTGTCGGCACAATCGCGCAACACACACCAAATAATCCGGTCTGCCTGCTAGCCCTCCTCAACGGCGGATATAGCGCGAGTCAGGCCTCCTACGGCACACCATTTGTCCACTTGGTCGTTGCTTAAAAATTAAGCACCAAGCGATATTGCACCGCACAAATCGTGCGGTGCTTTTTTGTGCACCGCACACTGACATGTCAGTGGTGCACGGACTAACATGTTAGTCATACACGGACCGACATTTCTGTTGCAGTGCAACTGAACTTTCTGTTGCGTTGCAACAAACATTTCTGTTGCACCGCACAACGGGTCCCTTGCCCTATTGTGCATCGCACCATCGGCAGCTTGCGATTTCTTAACCCCCCTGAGGAACTCCCGCACCCGCCACAACACCCGAACCCAAGTTTTCCACGGTTCATGGGCAATTTTCAAAAATTATAGAATTTTCCACAACTTTTGGTAATCTCTTAGTAACTTCCCCAAATCACCCTACCCCTTTTTCTCTAGTTTAGATGAAGGGTCCCCTTGCCCCGCCTTGTATATGATAATATTGGTTAGTTGTTCGTGGTTGATGAACCATGCTTTATTGGAGATGCTGGTGACCGAGAAATTGTCGCTTACGTTTTATGAATATGAGAACAATGTGTTTACTGTAGAGCCTGCGCCTATGGAGCGAGCGTGGATGAGTGATACCCATTCGCAGAATTCCCCCCGAGGCCATGCGTACAGATGTTTGCCTTTGATGATGGCTAACCAGAGTGGTTGGCAGGTTACGTTGAAGCAGAATGTACGTGCTGTGTGGACGGGTGAGCGTGATAAGGAGACGTTGATGATTTTGAATGGGAGTAAGGGTGAGACGGTTAGTATATTTGGAAATGGGATTTTGACTTTTTTGATTCCGGCTTTGATACGGACGCCCCCAGATTATGATTTGTGGATAACGGGTGCGCCTAATTTTTTTATACGGAATGCTGCCCCTATGACTGGTTTGTATGAGGCTGATTGGTCGCCGTATACGTTTACGATGAATTGGAAGGTGCATGAGCGAGGGTTTGTGGAGTTTAGAAAGGGTGACCCTATTTGTTTTTTCTTTCCCATAAAGCGTAGGCAGGTTGAGGAGTTTGAAGTTAAGCGAGAGATGTTGACGGACCATCCGGAGTTGAAGGCTCAGGTGGATGATTTCCACAGTAAGCGGAAGGCGTTTAATGCTGGATTAGACCGTCGTGACCCGGAAATAACGAAAACTGGATGGCAGCGGCATTATTTCCGTGGGTTGTACCCTGATGGTGGTAAGTGCCCGATTGACCACCAGACGAAGTTAGTGGTTGATGGTGGCAGCTATTCTAACCCTGAAAAATGCCCTATGAATGGGGATAAAGAACCGAAGAAGGTGGCGAATGGTGAAGTTGAATCTACCGGATGATGTGGCTAAGAAGTATTATAAACTTGTAGAGCGAGCGCGAGCGTTGACGCAGGCGGAGCTTGCGGCGATGAATTTTTTAGAGTTTGTAAAGTTTGTGTGGCCTGCGTTTATTGCAGGACGACACCATAGGATTGTTGCTGAAAAGCTGGAGTTGGTGGCGAAGGGTGAGTTGAAGCGGTTGGTGATCAATATGCCGCCGCGCCATACGAAGTCGGAGTTTGCGTCTTTCTTGTTCCCTGCGTGGATGATTGGGCGTAGGCCGGATATGAAGATTATGCAGGCGACGCATACGGCTGATTTGTCGGTACGATTTGGGCGTAAGGTTAAGACTTTGATGGAGACGGAGGATTACCAGAAGGTTTTTGGTGTCACGTTGAAGGCGGATAGTAAGGCGGCGTACCGTTGGGAGACGAATGATGGTGGTGAATATTATGCTGCGGGGGTGGGTGGTAATATTGCAGGCCGTGGTGCGGATTTGTTTATTGTGGATGACCCTCATTCTGAGCAGGATGCGATGTCCCCTGCGGCGTTGGAAAATGCGTGGGAGTGGTATCAGGGGGGGCCACGTCAGCGTCTCCAGCCCGGAGGTGCGATTGTAGTTGTTATGACTCGATGGTCCGAACTTGACCTGACGGCTAAGTTGTTGAAGCAGTCGGCCATGGACCCAAAGGCGGATAAGTGGGAGGTGGTTGAGTTTCCGGCGATCTTACCGAGTGGTAAGGCGTTGTGGCCGGAGTATTGGAAGTTAGAGGAACTGGAGAGTGTTAAGGCTTCCATTAACCTTAGTAAGTGGCAGGCGCAGTATATGCAGCAGCCTACCGCTGATATGTCCAGTATTATCAAGCGGTCGTGGTGGAATCGGTGGACCAAAGAAAAAATTCCGAAGCTCCAGTATGTGATGCAGAGTTATGATACAGCGTTTTTGAAAAGCCAGACGGCGGATTATAGTGCGATTCAGACGTGGGGAGTATTTTTCCCGAAGGAAGATTCACCGCCTAATGTTGTTTTGTTAGATGCGAGGAAGGGCCGTTGGGAGTTCCCCGAGCTAAAGCGAATTGCTAAGGATGAGTATGATTATTGGGAACCGGATACAGTGCTGATTGAAAGTAAGGCGGCGGGGATTCCTTTGACTCAGGAACTACGGCAGATGGGGATACCTGTGGTAAATTTTAGCCCTAGCCGTGGGAATGATAAACATGCCCGAGTGAATGCGGTGGCCCCGTTATTTGAAAGTGGATTGGTTTGGGCTCCCGAAGCGACTTGGGCGGAAGAAGTTATAGAGGAATGTGCGGCCTTTCCTTTTGGGGAACATGATGATATGGTAGACGCGATGACGCAAGCTCTTATGCGATTCCGTCAGGGTGGATTTATTACTCACCCTGAAGATTACGTGTATGAGCGCGACGGTGGTCCCGTACGAAGGGTGTACTACTAATGGCTAAAGGTTCTTACAATAATATTTATCGCGATAATGCCACAGAGAGCATGTTCCCTTTGGATGGCGAAATGAGCGATTACCCCGAGGGCATGGACCCAACTGGGCTGGGTAAAGATGTCACGGTGGATATGAGTGGCGAGGATCAACCCGATGATAATTTTCAAATCGCAGAGGAACCAGATGGTGGTGCAACGATTACTTTCGGAGACGAAGCGTCTACTGACTTATCTTCTCTTGGCTTTGGAGACAATCTTGCAGAATCTATGGAAGAAAGTGTCCTCAACAAAATTAGTTCAGAGCTGCTTGACCTTATTAAACAAGATGATGACAGCCGTGAAGAGTGGAAAAACACTTTTGAAAAGGGGTTGGGACTCCTTGGTCTCACTTACGATGAGCGTTCGGAACCGTTTGAAGGGTCCACAGGTGTAACACATCCCCTGTTGAACGAAGCTATCACGCAGCTACAGGCCCAAGCCTATAAGGAAATGCTTCCTGCTGGTGGTCCTGTTCGCACACAGATTGTTGGTGTGTCTACTTCTGAAAAGGAAGCACAGGCAGAGCGCGTAAGATCTTTCATGAACTACCAGATTACGGAAGTCATGGAAGAGTATGACCCTGATTACGACCAGATGCTGTTCTATTTGGGCTATGGTGGGTCGACCTTTAAAAAGGTTTACTACGACGGAGTCCTCGGTAGAGGGGTGAGTTTGTTTATTCAGGCTAAAGACCTGATAGTACCTTACTCCGCGAGAGATTTGCGTACCGCAGAGCGTGTAACGCATGTTCTACAGATGTCCGAAAATGAACTATTGAAGCAGCAGGCTAGCGGTTTTTACAAAGATGTTGATTTGACAGAGCCTGCCGAGGCAGCAGATGACATCATTCAGGACCGTCAGGACAAAATTACGGGTGTCGAGCGCAATGGCGATCCAGAAACCTATGTTATTTATGAGTGCCATTGCAATTTGGATATCAAGGGGCTTGAAAAAGACAAAAAAGATAAAGAAAAGCAAAATGTCAAGCTGCCCTTTATCGTAACATTGGATTCAGACACTGGTGAGATCCTTGCTATCCGCCGTAACTACCAAGAAGATGATCCGTCTTACCGCAAACGGCAGTATTTTGTCCATTATAAGCTGCTTCCCGGACTTGGGTTCTATGGTTTTGGCCTTGTTCATCTGTTGGGGAACCTTTCGCGCAGTAGCACGTCTATTTTGCGGCAGCTTATTGATTCAGGGACCCTCGCCAACCTCCCAGCAGGGTTTAAATCTAAAGGGTTGCGGATTCAAGACCAAGACAGCCCCCTACAACCCGGAGAATGGCGAGATGTTGATGCTCCCGGAGGCGATCTTGCCGCGAACCTGATACCTTTGCCCTATAAAGAGCCATCTAGTACGCTGATGCAGCTCCTCGGCTTCTGTGTAGGGGCAGCGGAGAAGTTTATTGGGACCACGGACCTTGGTATGAGCGATGGCAACCAAGAAATGCCCGTTGGGACCACCATTGCCCTGCTGGAGCGGGGTAGCAGAGTCATGTCTGCTGTCCATAAGCGTATGCACTATGCCCAAAAGCAGGAATTGCAGCTCCTTTCGCAGGTATTTGCTGACTATTTGCCAGAAGAATACCCCTACGATGTAATTGGTGGCGAGCGCACTATTAAGGCTAAAGATTTCGATGGGCGGGTGGATATCATCCCCGTTAGCGATCCTAATATTTTCAGTATGACTCAACGGATAACTTTGGCACAAGAGCAGTTGCGGTTAGCGCAGGCTGCTCCGGACCAGCATAATCTGTACGAGGCTTACCGCAGAATGTACGCTGCCCTTGATGTAAAAGAGATCGATGCGATCCTTCCACCTCCTCAACCCCCGAAACCGGAAACGGCTCCTGTAGAAAACGGTCGTTCTTTGCAAATGCCGCAGGGTGTAAAGGCTTTGAAGGTGTTCCCCGATCAGGATCATGCTTCTCATATCATGGCGCATATGGCTTTTATTCAGACGCCTATTGTTCAAACAAGTCCGCCCGTGTATGGTATTCTAATAGGCCATGTGATGGAACACATCACTGCTCTTGCAACACAGCAAGTAGAGCAGCAGATGCAGCAAGCGCAGCAGATGGGACAACAGGTTCCTCCGCAGATCGCTATGCAGAAAATATCTCAAATGGAAGCGCAGCTTGTTCAGCAAGTTCTGGCTCCGCTAACCAAAGATTCTAATAAAGATGATCCTCTGGTTGAGCTTAAAACTCGCGAATTGGACATCCGTCAACAGGATAGTCAGCGCAGGGCACAAGAAGTACAGCAACAGATAAGTGCTGAACAGCAGCGCAATGCCGATAAGACCCGTATGGATATCCAGCGTATGCACTCTAATGAGGACATCGCTCAGATGCGGGTAGAAGCACAGCTCCAAAAGGCGGGGTTAAGATGAGCAACCACTATAGCTTAAAAGATTATGCTGATATTCTAGCTCGGCAAGGTCAGGGTTCCGACACAGAACTCGCGCATATCACCTTGCAAGAGGCAGCTTTTTTGAAAGCTATAGGTGGTAAAGGTGACATTAACCCTAAAACGGGGTTGACGCAGTTTGACGAGGGATTAGGCGACTACTCCGGTTATTCGGTTTATTCTTCCCCTTCATACTATTCTGCACCTTCGTACTACGATGCACCTTCGTATTATTCTCCACCTACGTACTTTGATCCACCTTCTTATTTTAACCCACCTTCTTATTTTGGTCCACCTACGTACTTTGATCCACCTTCGTACTTTGATCCGCCTTCTTATTTTGGTCCACCTTCGTATTCTATGGATATCGACGACTATTCACCGCCTCTTCCGCCTCCTTATGTGGATCCTTATTCTCCGCCTCCTTATTCTCCGCCTCCTTATGATCCATCACCGCTTCCGCCCCCTATTCCTTATGATCCATCACCGCCTCCTTATGTGGATCCTTATTCTCCGCCTCCTATAGATCCTTATGGTCCACCTCCTTATGTGGATCCTTATTCTCCACCTCCTTATTCTCCACCTCCTTATGTGGATCCTTATTCTCCACCTCCTTATGTGGATCCTTATTCTCCACCTCCTTATGTGGATCCTTATTCTCCACCTCCTT